TAGTAAGAGCCCCAGAAAGACGAGTATTCTATATTAATGTAGGTTCAATTCCACCTAATGAAATTGATCAATTTATGGAAAGAACAGTTTCTAAAATGAAACGAACACCATATATGGATCCTCAAACTGGTGAGTATAATCTTAAATATAACATGCAAAACATGTTAGAAGATTATTTTATTCCTGTAAGAGGTGGGGATGCTACTACTAAAATAGATACTACCAAAGGATTAGATTATGATGGTATAACAGACGTTGTTTATTTGAGAGATAAAATGATGGCTGCTTTAAAAGTACCTAAAGCGTTTATGGGATATGATGCTCAATTACAAGGTAAAGCTACACTAGCCGCAGAAGATATTCGCTTTGCTCGTACTGTAGACCGCATCCAAAGAATTATCCTTTCAGAACTATATAAAATAGCTTTAGTTCATTTATATACTCAAGGATATACTGGGGAAAGTTTAGCTAATTTTGAATTAGGTTTAACAAACCCTTCTATCATATTTGAACAAGAAAAAGTTGCTTTACTAAAAGAAAAAGTAGACCTAGCTAAGAATATCTTAGACGCTAAATTATTACCAGCAGATTGGGTTTATGATAATATATTTAACTTTAGTGAAGATACATTTGATGAATACAGAGACTTAGTAATTCAAGACCAAAAATTCAAATTCAGACTATCACAAATTGAAACTGAAGGTAATGATCCATTTGAATCTGGAAAATCGTATGGTACACCTCATGATTTAGCATCACTATATGGCCAAGGAAGATACTCCTCACTTTCAGCAGACGTACCAACAGGATACGAATCAGACCTCCCAGGTCGCCCACAAGAAAAAGCCTCATTTATAGATACTCAAGAAGATCCATTAGGAAAAGATAGATTAGGTAAGAAAGAAAACGGTGATATGGGACCTGAAGATAATAGATTTAGAAATAGAAAAAAAGGCCCAAATACTTTTAATGAGGTTGCTAAAACTACACTCTTAAAAAATAAACTTATTTTTGAAACTATGGATAAAAAAATAAATATCTTTAATAAAGATGGTGGAGAAGGGTTTCTAGATGAAAACTTATTAAAGGATTAATAAAATATACATATTTATAAAAAAATATATTTGATGCAACTTAAACATTCAAAGTTTAAAAACACCGGAATTCTTTTTGAACTACTAGTTAGAAGAGTAACAGCTGATACTTTAGAGGGTAAAGAATCTAAAGCCTTAGGGTTACTTAAAAAATATTTTACCAACACTGAATTAGGTAAAGAATATAAACTTTTTGAGACATTATTTAAATATAGTAATGTTAGTGAAACTAAAGCTAATGTAGTATTATCTACATCCTTAGATGCATCAAAAAAACTAAATAGAACTTCTTTAAGAAAAGAAAAATATAACTTAATTAAAGAAATTAAGGAACACTATAACTTAGAAGAATTTTTTAAGATTAGAATTTCACATTATAAGGCACTAGCATCTTTTGCTATCTTATTAGAAATTTCTAATGGAGACGATAATGTCAATCCTAATGTTATAGTTGAAAATAAAATTACATTATTGGACTTTTTAACTAAAGGTATTATTAATAAAAATGTAACTAAAGATAAACTTTTAGAAGAATTCCAAAGCTATGATAAGGATACACGTATTTTAACTTATCATGTTTTATTAGAAAAATTTAATTCTAAATACGAAAACTTTAGTGACCCGCAAAAATCAATATTAAAAGAATATATTAATTCTGTAGATTCTACATCTAAGTTAAAAGATTTCTATAATAGTAAAATTAATGAAATACGTTCTAGATTAACTAACTTAACCAAACAAGTTACTGATAAAGTAGTTCAAATTAAGTTAAATGAGGTTATGAAACTTTTAGTTGAAATGGATAAAAACCAAAAAATTAAAGATAATAACCTAATTGATCTTCTCCAATACTCTGAACTTGTAGAAGAACTTATCAAAGTCACCAAAATATGACCAGAAAAGAACTTACAGAATTTATAAAAAATAAACTCCAAGAAATGGCTACTAGTGGGGGCACAGCTGCATTTTCAGCAGGTACTGGTCCACAATATGCTACCCCATTAGCTTTCTCTAAAAAGAAAATTAAAGGAGTAAAAGATACAATGTATGCTTCTTTAGGTTTTAAAGATGCTACTCCTGATAAATTAGCTAAAAAACAAAAAGGAGTAGATTACGTACATTTGTGGAAAAAATCTAAACTAAACGAAGAAAATTTTAACGTAAATAGTTACGTTGATAGTCTAGATACTCAAGATGCTGGAGTTAAACAGCATGTTGCTACAAAAATGAAAGAATTTGAAGAAATAGAAATTAAATTAAATGAATTAATTCCACTACTTCAGAATGCTAAACAAAAATCTGTTAATTTCTATAAAGAAAATCCATCTATGGAAAATCTTTATGGTACTGAGTTAGCAGTAGATTATTTAAATGATTTAATCAAACTATTTAAAAACCAACAATAAATGACACTTCAAGATCAATACACTTTAATTAAAGAAGGTAAAGGTAATAAAGAAATATTCCTTAAACAGGCTAAAACCTTATTTCCTCAATATATTACTAATGCTTCTACATTTCAAGAAACTACTTCTATCTTAAAACAAAGAGGTATTATTTCTGAAGCTGCGGGTGGTGTAGTTACTACTGGTACTACTCCGGATTGGGTTTCTATTTTTAAAGAAAATATAGCTGAAGCTAATGGTGAAGCTAAAGCAGTAGAAAAGAAAACAACTAAAAATGTAACAGATGCTGAAACTCGTAATTACGATTATGAGGATGAAAAAAATATAAACAATGTTTCTTTCAACCAGTATCTTTTAGGTTTATCGGTTGAAATTGATAATCCTAAAAATGTTGATAAAACTACTGAAGAATTAAAAGCTATAGTTACTAAAAATTTAACTAAAGATAATCAATATTATCTTAAAAATGGCCAATTCGGAATTGAAGGTTTAGGATACACTGATAAACTACCTGGTTATAGCCCATCGAAAGAAGTTAAAGGTAAATATAAAGCATCTGGGATGGAACCAGTTAAATTAAAAGAATCAATACCTGGACGTTCTCCACAGATTGGTTCTAATGAATGGGAATATCAATTCAATACATGGAAGGAAAAACTTTATGATATTCTCATGAGCGATGCAAATCTAGATATTGATGATATAGCTGTAGATAATCTTGAACTACAAAGATACTTTAATGCTAATAAATCCCCAGAACAAGTTTATAACGATATATGGCTTAAAGATGCTGGGAACTTTAGAAGCACAGGATTATTTGAAGAATCTGATGAAGAAGATGAAGGTATTAATGAGTCTAAACTTCGTAAAATAATATCTACTCTTATTAGAGAAGCAATCGATATTAAATCTATTGAAGATGCTGGTAAAACAGCTTCAGACAATGCTAAGGCTAAATTAATTGATAAGGAAATTTTAAGACGTAAGAAAAAATTAAAAGCATTAACTACTTTAAAAGAATTAGAAGAAGATTCTATTAATCCTAAAAAGATTAAAGAATTAAATGATGATATTAAGAAATTAGAAAAATTAAAATCTAAACTTGGTGAATCTAAAAAATCTTCTAAATCTGAACAACCTAAAGAAGATGTTATTACTGAAAGAAGTAAAGAAGAAATAGCAGCTGCTGGTTCTGAATTAGATAATGAAATTAAAAATAAAGAAGAGCAAAAGAAAGCTATTGATAAATCTATTCAAGCATTGAAAAAAGCTCAAAGTACAACCAAATCTGAACAACCTACTGACGCAGCATAATATGAAACAAGTACTTATTGAAACTTCTGCTTTTAGTTTTAAACCCGTTAACATAAACGAGGGAAAATCTCCTAATGAAAGAAATCTTTTAGTAGAAGGAATATTAGCTACAGCTGAAGTAAAAAATGGTAATGGTCGATATTATAAAAAAGAACTTTGGGAAAGAGAAATTGGTAACTACCAAAAATGTATTAAAGATAATCGTGCTTTAGGTGAACTTGATCACCCTGATTCTTCTATCATTAACCTAAAAAATGTATCTCATAATATTAAAAAAATATGGTGGGATGGTGATAAAGTAATGGGCGCAATCGAAATCCTACCTACACCTTCAGGAAATATATTAGCGTCATTATTATCTAATAACATCACAGTAGGAGTATCTTCTCGTGGAATGGGTTCACTAAAACAAATAGGTGAAACTTTAGAAGTACAAAATGATTTTGAACTTTTATGTTGGGATTTTGTCTCAACCCCATCAAACCCTGGCTCATACATGCATGTTGTCGGAAACTTAAATGAAAACCAACAAAATAATAACCCATATTTAAAAATAAACTCTATTATCACAGACATACTATGTGCTAATGGATCATGCCCAATATTCTAACACTATGAAAAACCAAATTTTATCTGAAGATTTCCGCAAAATGCAAAAACTTGCAGGAATTATTACTGAATCTCAATTAAACGAAATGAACACCCCTTCTGCAGCATCAGTATGGGATAATGATCTAACATACGAAGAAAAAGAAGATATTGCTTTAGGTTATCTTGACGGAGCAGAAGATATAGACGATGTAGTTAACACCCCCTTCTCAGCACTACGAGGAGATATACAACAAGGTGTAGAAGAGTATGTTAGTACTATTGGAACTTCTGGAACCTCTAATCCAAACGCATATACTGATGATGCATTTAATTATAATAGTGAAATAGGAGATGCAGATTTATTTGATGATGAAGAAGATACTTTTTCTGAATCTAAAATATCAAAATTAAGACAATTTATTAGAGAAGAAGTTGAAAAAGAATTAACTAAAACTGAAGAAAAAGAGATTTTTGATGCTTTAGAAAAAAAATATAGTGCTAAAGGAGTTGAAGCGTTAGCTAAAGATAAAAAATATAAAGAACTAAAGAAAAATAATTCATCACTTGCTACAAAACTTATAAGCAGAGTTCGTAGAAGTGCTGAAATGGAATCTTAACCCCTCCTAAAATAGCATTTTAGGATTGATGCCTCGCAATAGCGAGGCATTTCTCTTTCTGCGCGACTTTAAAGAATCTTCATATATGTATATTAGAATATGCCATCTCTCTTATATGGCATCACTATTAGTTAAAATCCCTATTACGTTTCCTATCTAATAAACGTATTTCCAAAAAATTAAAATTTAAGGACAAATGAAAAACAACAGAGATTTACTCAAAGAGGCTATCGCTGATGCTAAAGCTGTTAAAGAAACTGCCATTGCAAATGCTAAAGCTGCACTTGAAGAAGCATTTACTCCACAAATTAAATCAATGTTATCTCAACGCCTTTCAGAAATGGAAGAAGAAGATGAAAACATGAATGAAATGGACGAGTATAAAAACTACAACCCTTCTCCATCAAAGAAAGACAAAAAGTATGTATCTGATCTAGATGAAATGGAAGAAACAGACGAAATGGATGAGCTTGATGAAATGGAAGAAACAGACGAAATGGATGAACTTTATGAAGAAGAAGAAGAAATCGATGAAATTGATTTAGAAGAACTTTTAGCTGAATTAGAGTCTGAAGAAGAATTTCAAGATGATGAGCAAGACATTGACAGTGACTTTTTAAACGAAGCTGAAGAAGAAGAAGAAGAAACTGAAGAAGAAGAAGAAGAAGAAACTGAAGAAGAAGAAGGTGGTGAAGAATCAGAAGAAGATATGAACATTGAAGACATGGATGAAGATGATTTAAAATCATTTATTGAAGATGTTATCAAAGACATGGTTTCTGCTGGTGATTTAGCTCCTGGTGAATCTGAAGGAACTGAAGATAGTGAAGAAGAATCAAAACCTATTGATGAGTATTCACTTGAAGAACTTCTTGCTGAAATTAAAAAACTTAACGACAAAGAAGAAGTTGATGAGATATTAGGTGGTCTTGGTAAAAAAGTTGGAGAATTTTTAGGTGGCGCTGCACAAAAAGCTGTCAATGATTTTAAAACTACTTACAAAGCAGATTTAGCAGCATTAAAAACAGCTGAGAAAGATGCAGAAGAAAACCCAGAAGCTCTAAAAACTATTCAAGATAAGTTACTTAAAGCTTACGATTCATGGGCAGCGGGTGCAGTAAAGAAATTTAATGTAGACCCTGCAGACTTTAAAAACGTAGTTAAAAAAGAACTTAACGATCTTATTACTAATGTTACCCCAGGAGACACTAGATCTTTAGCTCAAAAGCTAGGAACAGGTGCTGGTGGAGCTGTTAGAGGAGGAATGTCTAAAGGTTCTTTTGGAGAGACTAAACAACTTAAAAAAGAACTTGATGAAGCTTACTCAGCTATCAATACTTTAAGAAGTGAACTTAACGAAGTTAATGTTCTAAACGCTAAGTTACTTTACACTAACAAGATCTTCAAAAATCGTTCTCTAAATGAAACTCAAAAGGTTAAAGTTTTAACGGCTTTTGACAAGGCAAACAGTGTTAAAGAAGCTAAATTAGTATATGAAACATTATTAGAAAACTTAAAAACTACTAAGTCTTCTGTTAATGAGTCATTAGGATTTGCTTCAAAAGCAATGGGAACTTCAACTAAGAGTCCTATTGTTGAATCAAATATGATGGTTGACAGATTTAAAAAGTTAGCCGGTATAATTTAAAATTAATAATTAACAACCCAAAAATCAAATAAATAAAATGAGCACAGTTCAAAATTTATTAGAGTCTGCTGCGGGTGGCTGGAAAAATTTACAAAACGACGCCGCTAGATTAGCAAACAAATGGGCCAAGACAGGGCTTTTGGAAGGTTTAGAAGAAACCGACAAGAATAACATGTCTCTTATGCTTGAGAATCAAGCAAAGCAATTAGTAGTTGAATCTTCTGCAACTGGTGGAACAGGTGCATTTACAGCTGGTACTGGTGAGCAGTGGGCTGGAATCGCTTTACCATTAGTTCGTAAGGTATTCGGACAAATTGCTGCTAAAGAATTCGTTAGCGTACAACCAATGAACTTCCCTTCAGGTCTTGTATTCTATTTGGATTTTCAATATGGTAACGCAAAGAACCCATTCAACGTAAACAACTCTATGTATGGTAACACAGGAAGCCAATACCCATTCGCTAATCCATCTCCTGTAGGTGGTTTATATGGTGCTGGTCGTTTCACTTACTCTACTAACCAAACATCTTCCTTAATAGCTTCTGGTGTAACAATCGCTACAGGTTCTTGGGCTGAGGTGAATTATGATTCTGACTTGTCTGCTTCTGCAGTTGCAGGTGAGGTTAAAAAATTCTCTTTCTCTTCATCTTTAATTCCAAGTTACGATGTTGAAGCAGTTCGTGGATTTATATTTACTTCTGGTTCAACTCAAACAGTAAGTAACTTGTTACCTGCGTTTACAACTACAACTGCTAACAATACAGTTGTTAACTTCTTCTTCTCATCTTCAACAGCTCAAACCAATGGTACTGCTGCTGCTGTAAACTGTACTGTAATCTATACTAAAGCTACTGCTCTAGGAGGTACCCCAGGATACAATGTAGGTGATTTTGAAGATGGAAGTTCATTCGCTGTTCCTAACTCTGCTAGTACTTCTACAATTGTAATCCCAGAAGTTAACGTTAAAATGCGTTCTGAGGCTATTGTTGCTAAGACTAAAAAGTTAAAGGCAGTTTGGACACCTGAATTCGCTCAAGACTTAAATGCTTACCAAGCTTTAGATGCTGAAGCTGAATTAACTAGCATTATGTCTGAGTATATCTCATTAGAGATCGATTTAGAAATCCTTGATATGTTGATTGCAGACGTTCCTGCAACTAACGTTGAATATTGGAGTGCTATTAATAACACTACTCTTACAGCTACTTCATTACCAACTGCTAACTTAGGTTTCTACAACACTCAAGGTCAGTGGTTCCAAACTCTTGGTACTAAATTACAAAAATTAAGTAACAAGATTCACCAATTGACTCTTCGTGGTGGTGCTAACTTCTTAGTATGTTCTCCAACAGTATCTACTATCATTGAATCAATCCCTGGATTCGCTTCAAATTCTGATGGTACTGCTTCTAAAATGCAATATGCATTCGGAGTACAAAAAGCTGGTAACTTAAACAGCAAGTACAATGTTTACAAGAACCCATATATGACTGAAAACACTATCTTAGTTGGTTTCCGTGGTACTCAGTTCTTAGAAGCAGGTGCTGTGTTCGCTCCATACATTCCGTTGATCATGACTCCTCTAGTGTACGACCCAGATACCTTCACACCACGTAAAGGTTTAATGACTCGCTTCGCTAAGAAGATGTTACGTCCTGAATTCTATGGTAAGATCTATGTAAATGGTTTAAATACTCTTTAATAGTATACCTCAATAATTAAAAGGGCCGGATTTATTCCGGCCTTTTTTATTTTTCCTTATACTAGCTTTTATGTTTACTAGGTCTTACTTATATTTATAGTAAAATAAAATCTATATAAAATGAAAGAAACTCCATCTCAACTTTCAATTCCTAGTTATGTAATGAACTTTCCATTTACTTTGGATACTTCAAATCCAAATAACATATGGATGAAAGAATTAAGCCCTGAAGAAATAAAAGTTGATCGAAATAAAGCATATCGTCAATTTTTAGATGTTTACAATTTTGTAGCAGGATCAGGATTATGTTACCTATTACCATCTGAAGGTAATTTCCAAGACCAAGTATATGTAGCTAATTTAGGCATATACTTACCCCACATTAAAGAAAACACAATCCTTTTATCTAACTACACTTCAGAACCTAGACAAGGTGAAGAGCATGTTGGTAAAAAATTCTTTGATATGATGGGATATAAAACTCACATTAGCCCACACAAATGGGAAGGTGAAGCCGATTTAAAGTATCTTTACGGTAACACTTATATTGGAGGATATGGTATCCGTTCTCAAAAAGAAACATATGAGTGGATGGGTGAAAACTTTAATATGAATATTATCCCACTTGAAATGGTAGAAGAGTATTTATATCATTTAGATTGCTCAATATTCCCTGTATCTAAAGATAAAACAATGGTTTGCACATCTTTATACTCTGCTGAAGAATTAGATGTATTATCAAAATACACAGATATTATTGATATAAACGAAGATGATGCATTTGGTGGTATTACTAATTCTGTTCGTTTAGGTAATGCAATTTTATGCGCTTCTAATATTAGTGAATTAAAGAAAACAGATGAATTATATGATTTAGAACGTCATAAAATTAACACACTAGAAAGCATCTGTGCTAAAGAAGGTATGGAACCTATCATCTTCAACATCTCAGAATATATGAAATCAGGTGCTTTATTAAGCTGCATGTTTATGCATTTAAATTATGTTGATTATACTAAAACTTTAATCTGATAATTTATGGCAAAGTCAATGGAAGAATGGTTGGATACTGATGTAGCCGAACTAGAAAAATTACCTGTAGATGAATTAGGAAGTGTATTCTTTTTTAGAGACCCAATGCGCCCTAATTATATAGATAATGAACATTTTTACTCACCAGCTGATGGTACTATCTTATATCAAAAATATATAGAAGATCCTAATGCACCTGTAGTTGAAGTTAAAGGTAAAAAATATACTTTAAAAGATGTTATGGGTGATAAAGATTATGATCAACCATCTTTAGTAGTAGGCATATTTATGTCGTTTTATGACGTTCATATAAATCGTATACCGTATGGAGGTCACATTACATGGAAGCCGTTGGATTCAATAGAATCGATGAATAAACCAATGTTAGCGCTGGAAAAAGATATTTTAAATGCTGCTATTAATCCTAAACATATGATTGATTATTTAAAAAATAATGAACGTATGTTTAATAAAATATACTCTCCTCGACTAGATTATACTTATTATCTAATTCAAATTGCAGATGAAGATGTTGATGTTATTGCTCATTTTATACATGATCAAAACTCATTAGTATCTCAAAACGATAGATTTAGTTTAATACGCTGGGGTAGCCAAGTAGATTTGGTATTACCGTTAGATAAGCGCTATAACTTCGAGCTTATTCATTCTGATACCACACACGTGGAAGCAGGAGTAGATAAATTAATTAAACTAATATATAAATAATATGGCTTCAAATGATTACAATGATGAGGTATTTCAAAATAAAAGAAAACCTAAAAACCCCATTAAATTCAAAATAGAACTTAATAGTGAACAAAAAGAAGCAAAACAACTAATCCTAGAAAACCCAGTTACCTTAATAAAGGGAATGGCAGGATCTGGTAAAACATTAGTAGCATGTCAAATAGCTTTAGACATGGTTTTTAAAAGAGAAGTTGAAAAAATTGTAATCACACGACCTACAGTAGCAAAAGAAGATATTGGATTCCTACCAGGTGATCTAAAAGAAAAAATGGATCCTTGGTTAGCTCCAATATATGCTAATTTACATTTACTTTACGATAAAGATAAAATAGATAAAATGGTTGCTGAAGGTCAAATTGAAATTGTACCTTTCGCGTTTATGCGAGGAAGAACATTCCCTAACTGTTTTGTAATTGTAGATGAATGTCAAAATATTACACACGGTCAAACTGAAATGATGTTAGGTCGTTTAGGTAAAGGTGGTAAAATTGTATTTTGTGGTGATATAACTCAAACCGATTTAAAACAAAAGAAAGATAGTGGTATTGGATTTTTTACTCGTTTAGAAGCTGAAATTAAAGGAGTAAAAGTAATAACATTAAAAACTAATCATCGCCACGAAATAGTTGAACCAATTCTTAAACTTTATCAAGAATATAGAGATTGATATTTATAATAGATAATCAATCTAATGGGAATTACTACTAAATCTGATATAGCATTAGTTGCTTTAAAAGCAAACACAGCATCCTTAGCCCTTACCGCCTCATATTTTTCAGGGAGTATAAGTAATGCTACATCTGCTTCATATGCTGAAACTGCATCTTACTTCTCAGGGAGTATAACCAATGCTACATCTGCTTCATATGCTGAAACTGCATCTTTTGCTCTTACAGCATCTTTTGTTGCTACAGCTAGTTGGGCTAATAATGCTAGAAGCGCATCCTTTGCATCTACAGCCTCATACTTTTCAGGAAGTATAAGTAATGCTACCTTTGCTCTTACAGCATCTGTTGCCTTATCTTCTTCAGTAACAAATACAACAGAAGCAGGTGGATTCCCAGTAACATTTGTAAGAGTTAATACTGATCCTTCACAACTTCTTACAGACTCATCTAGTCTATACTATAACCCAGCTAATGGCACTTTATTTACAACATCTTCTAGAGCAATCTCAGCTTCTAGAGCAGATACTGCTACTACCGCTAATAGGATAAGTGTTGCTTCTGATACTACTACTAATGATTTTCTTGAAGTTTTATTTGCTAAGGTCGCTGGTGTAGCAGTTGATGTAAAATATGATTCAACTGTATTTAATTTTAACCCATCTACTAATAGACTATTTATCACCAGTATATCTTCCTCTACTATAACTGGATCCTCATTTACAGGATCATTTACAGGAAGTTTATTTGGTACTTCAAGTTGGGCAGTAAGTTCATCTCAAGCTATAACTGCATCTTATATATTAAATGCTATTAGTGCATCTTTTGCATCAACTGCATCCTATTTTTCAGGGAGCATAACTAATGCAACATCTGCTTCATATGCTCTTAGTGCAAGTATAGCAGCTACTGCATCTTATTTTTCAGGAAGTATAACCAATGCTACATCAGCTTCTTACGCATCTACTGCAAGTATAGCCCAAAGAATAGAAGTAACAGATCTAAGCACCTCTCCAGGAGCATATGAAATTCTATTTGTTACTTCTACTGGATCTCAAATTGCATATGCTGAACTCAATAATTTCACTTATAATCCTATTGTAGACACATTAACTGTAGGTATTATTGGTACTGCAGGATCTCCTACAGCTGTAACAGGAAGTTTATTTGGTACTGCAAGCTGGGCTAATAATGTAGTTGCAGCTAATTATTCTAATGCAGTAAGTGTTAATCCTGATACTACTTCTAATATTTTTTACCCTGTACCGTTTGCTAGTACAGCTTTTGGAAATGCAAACCTATACTCAGACTCAAGTGTAATTAACTTTAACCCATCTACTAATAGATTATTTATTACTAATATATCTTCTTCTGCTATAACCGGATCTTCATTCACAGGATCATTTACTGGGAGTTTATTAGGCACATCTAGTTGGGCTACATCTGCTTCCTGGGCCCCAGGAGGTGGATCAGCTTTCCCGTATGTAGGAGCAGCTAAAATTACCGGGTCATTAGTAGTATCTGGATCTACAGGAGGAATAGATACAATCAATGGAGTATTATCTAACTCAGGTTCTATCTCAAAGGTAGATTGGATTAATGGTTATCTTAACACTACAGCTGGAATTAATGTTGTTGATTGGGAAAACAAATTTTTATATGACGAGGCAGGCGCTAGTATAGATTGGACAAACAGAGTGCTTTATGAAACAAGTAACACATTCGAAGCTCTTAATTATTCTAACTCTGCGTCTGTAAGTAGTCAACTATACTATAATAATGTTATTCCTAGACAAGTTCAAAGATCTTTAGCAGATACACCAGCATACGGTGGACAAGTAATCCAGGCAGATGTAACATCAAGTGCTGCTCTTTATAATGTGGTATACTTAGATACAGACGGTATTTGGTATCCATTAAAAAATCTATCTCCTCCTGCTACTAAAATGTTAGGTATATGTGTGGATACAGCTGGGTATGTATTAATAGAAGGTGATATAGGAGTAAGTGATGATAACAGTCAAGGAGCTTATGTAATAGGAGCAGGCTATGGACTACCAGTATATCTTGGTAGTACTAATGGAGTAATGACCACAACAGTCCCAACCACAGGAGTAGTAAGGGTATTAGGTCATGTATATTACAAAAGCACAACAGACGCTAATTGGTGGACAATGAAATTTAGACCAAGCACTGATTGGTATGAAATATAAAAAATAATTTATGGCTAATATATCACAAATAAATGGTTTACTAATTAATGCTGCTACTGCTTCATTAGCAACAACCGCATCATTTGCCTTAACAGCTTCATCATTATTAGGATCCATTACAAGTGCATCATTCGCAAGTACTGCTTCATTTTTATTAGGTTCTGTTACAAGTGCATCATTCGCAAGTACATCATCCGTTACTGCAAACATAGAAGTAAATGATGTACCAAGTAATAATGCTACAAACTACTTATCATTTTTCTTAGCTAACTCAGGATATAGACCTTCAAGAGTAGCCTCTACTAAATTTGTAGTAAACCCAGCTACAGGTTCAATGGGTATTAACAAATCTACTATAACAAATGGATACAATCTAGATATTAATGGATCAATATTAGTTACAGGTAGTATAACAGCCTCATTAGGATTCTTTGGAACAGCAAGTTGGGCGCAAAGTGCTTCAAATGCACTAACCGCTTCAAGAGCAACTTCAGCCTCATACGCCTTATCAGCTTCATATGCCCCAGGAGGTGGATCTGCATTCCCATTCACAGGCTCTGCCTTAATAACAGGAAGTTTAGGAGTAACAGGATCAACTTCAATAATAGGTACTTTTCGACAAGGAATAGCCGGTAATCAAACAACTGGAACAGGCTCCCACGCAGAAGGAAACGCTACAACAGCAAACGGATATGCTTCACATGCTGAAGGATCTGGTACAACAGCTACTGGAAGTTATTCACATGCTGAGGGCTCTCTTACTGTAGCATCAGGAATTGCTTCCCATGCTGAAGGTTATTACTACACATATTTAGATGAAGGATCTCCATACAATGCATACAACCAAGCAATTGGAGTTGGTTCTCATGCTGAAGGTGCAGGTACACAAGCAATAGGAGAAGGATCTCATGCTGAAGGTTGGGGTGGTGGAGGAGGGAATTTAAATCAAGCTATTGGTGCATATTCACACGTTGAAGGAGTTGGCACAACTACTAATGGAACAGGATCTCATGCTGAAGGAGCATACTCAATAGCATCTGGTTATTATTCCCATGCCGAAGGAAATACTACTAATGCTTATGGTGATAATTCGCATACTGAAGGACAAAGTACTACTACTTATGGTGCTTCTTCACATGCTGAAGGATCGGGAACTATAGCATCTGGTTCATACACTCATGCTGAAGGAACAAGTACAGAAGCAAAAGGAGTTGCATCCCATGCGGAGGGATTGGGAACTGTAGCATTAGGAGCATATCAACATACACAAGGTCAATATAATATATCATCATCAGCACAAAGTGCTTTTATAATTGGAAATGGAACTAGTAATTCTGCTAGATCAAATTTAGTTTTTGCTTCTGGCTCACAATTCCAAATTACAGGCTCACTATTAACATCAGGTTCATCAATAATAACTGGTCAATTAACAGTAGGAACTTCAAGTGCTGGTGGAGGAGAAAATACTTTAATTGTAGGTTTACCACCTAATACAAGCCCTGGAGAAGGAGGCCAAATGTTATTACAAGCATCGGGAGGATTATACACATCTGCCTCAATGATTGATACTTGGCAGGACCAATTCCGAATATTAAAAGGAACAAATTCTAGTAGTACTACCCAACATTTTGGTATTAACTTACATAATGGACAAGTCGCATTTAACAAATACACAGGCTCAGAAGCATTTACTGGATCTGAAGCAGCAATGTTAGGTGTAGATACTAGTGGAAATGTATTAACAACCTCAGTAATTGGTTCTACTATATTTGGTAACTATGCAGCGGGTGCTGGTTTTACCAACCCCATAGTTACTTATTTACCTTTTGGAACTACAGCTGTATCTGCTACTGAAACACAACGTCAAATAGCTTCTCCATTTACTGGGTTATTAAAAAATCTTTATATAAGAACTAATGGTGCAGCTGTTGCTAGTAGTTTTACTACATTTACTGTTAGAGTTAATGGTGTATCTACAAATCTTAGAATAAACATATCTGGAGGTCAAGCAGCTGGTTTATACTCTGACACAATTAATAGCGCATCAGTTGCACTAGGCGCTGAGATATCATTACAAGTTAGTACTAGTGTAGCCAACGGACCTACGGTTAATCAATATAGTTTCGGAATATATCCAACATAAGAATATGATACAAAATAAATTTACACAACTAAGTACAAATTATATTTTAGAATTACTTGATACTATGGATGCTAAAGTACGTTTTACTTTATTTAATAATCCATCTGATTTATCTCAAAAAATAGTATCTATAGAAACTAGAATTGATGAATTTGATCAAATGATTAGAGATTTTTATCTAGATGATTCTAAATTAGATTACTTTATATTATTAATGCTTCAAGACCACACAACTGCATTTTCTATTTATAATAATTTAGATTAGATTTGTTAATATTTATAACAAAATCTAATTCATGGCTGCTGGAAAATATTCATTTACAATAGAACAAGGATCAACATTAAATTTTGAAATCCAATATAAAGATTCTAATAACCTACCTGTAAATTTAACAGGATACAGTGGTAAAATGATGATTAGATCTAATTATGCTGATAATAACCCTATCACATATGCTACATTATCTAGCTCATTAGCAGCCGATGGGACAGGTTTAAATTTTAGTGGAAGCAATGGGACAACCCCACCTACTTCAGGATCAATAGGAATTTTTATCTCAGCTCCCTCAGCATCTGCATTCACATTCGCATCAGCACGATACGATTTAGAAATAGCATCAGGTAGTATAATAACTCGATTATTAGAAGGACAAGTTAGTTTAAGCAAAGAAGTAACTCGTTAATAATATGGCTAGAGTAATAGTCGTAAACACCGCAGGACCCCAAGGTCCACCAGGCCCTCAAGGCCCAGCAGGTTCGGGTAGCATTGATACTGGTGCATTTGCAACTACTGGATCTAATACGTTTATCGGAAATCAGATAATAACAGGATCTATTATATTTAATAGTGGATCTCAAATAACATCGACTTATTACGGCAATAGTTATCCTGGATATATTGATATTGTAGCAGGAGCGCCTGGTGGATTTGTTGAATTACTATCATATAACCAATCATCTTCTTTTGTAGTAGAGGATTATGGTGTGTATATAACAACAATATCAGGTTCACTATTTAATTTATGGGAATTTAGAAATGATGGTAGATTACTATCTCCTAGAGGAATAGAAGCACCTTCATTTACAGGTTCATTACGAGGAACTGCAACAACCGCATCTTATGTTATAACAGCTCAAACTGCAAGCTATGTGCAAAACGCTCAAACAGCTTCATACGTATTACAAGCTATAAGTAGTTCATTTGCATCTACAGCATCATATGTAACTGGGTCGATTTACACAAGTGCTAACCCAGCACTATCTGCATCATATGCGTTATCTGCTTCTTACACATTTCAATCTACTAGCGCATCATTTTCATCAACTGCTTCTTATGTTAACCCACTAAACCAAAATTTAACAGTAACAGGATCAGTAACTGCTAGTGGGAATTTAATAGCATTATCTTATTTAGGTGACCCTAATGTCCAATTTGGTCTAGTACCCTCATCAGGTGCAAACACATATATTCGTTTAGAAAATACAGGTTTAGTTGCAAATGGTATATTATTTAATACCAATAACTCAAGTAATAATTTTAGATTTAAACACGATACAAACTATACTTTCACATTAGGTTACCAAAATACAAATGCAGCATGGTTTGGTTCTAATACATCATTAGTAACTGTTAATGCTTCTGCACAACTTCAAATAGACTCAACTACAAAAGGATTTCTCCCACCACGTACAGCTACAACATCCTCAATCACATCCCCTGCTCAAGGTTTAATAACATACTTAACAGGATCAACAAACGAAGGATTATACTATTATAATAGTGGTTCTCAAGTTGGATGGCATAAAGTATTAACTAATACTGGGTCACAAAATATAACAGGTTCATTAAATGTACAAGGTAACTTAACCCAAAATGGAACAAGTTTACAAGCATTATCAATTGCTTATGCAATAGCATTAGGATAATTTTTATATATTTATTATTATGACAATATACGAAGTACAATTATTACAAGATAGAAGATGGGAAACAGTATTTAGTTGCTATGACCAATATCGTTCCGAACAAGTTATGGTTGAATTACAAAATAAAACTACATCTGGAGAACAATATAGATTAGTAGAAAATAACACAAATTAAAGAGTAAATAAATGAAGGCATTATTAGAAACATATACGTTTAGCCCATCAACTAAACAAGTTACTTTTATAACTACCCAAACAATAACTCTTGAGCGTTTATTATTAATTACAAATGTAACTACCAATCAAATTATATATAACTTTGCTGACCCAAACTCAGGAGGTACATTATCTGGAAAAGTACTTACTTTAAGTTATAATACAACTGCAATGTCTGCATCTGATAAATTACAAATTTATTTAGAAAATGGATATTCACCTGCTTCCGATGAAACACTTCAACTAGTTAATGAACAAACAGAGTTATTAAGACGTATGACTAAGTTACTGGAACCATCTTCAAGAGCAACATCTACTGGTTTACAAATGGTTGATGCTTCTTTTACTACAATTACTGCTACAAATCAACATAACTTAACATTTTTAGGTGGTGCACAAAACTCAACAATAACAGCAGCAGAAGCAATGTTTTTCCCTCAATCAAGACAATCATACGCATTAATAAGACAAAACTTAATATTTAGCTAATATGGCTTTAGTAAACAGACTTAGAAAAATAGTAGATCAACCCGTATGGGAATGGATGAGATACTCTCCATTTACAAACAACGCAAGTTCTACTTATATATTACCTCCATTAACAGGAAGTGGAAATCAGTACATATATGCCATTGCTAGTACTACCTTTTATAAATACGATACCTACTCAGATTCATGGGCTATCATAAATAGTGGTGTTCCTGTTAGTGTAACTAGTACATGTACTGGTACTTGGAAAGTAGATGATGGTTATCATACTTATGCTATAGCTGGAAGTGGTTCTACAATTACTGGAGCATTTTTAGCTGGTGAAACAGTTAAAGGATATAAAATAAAAGTTATAAATGGGTTAGGAGCAGGACAAGAACGTACTATAACTGATGTATCTGAAACTACAACATTTGATTACCTTACTGTAACAGCCTTCCAGAACACATCTAATACTACAGGTTTTATAACTGATTCATCTAAAAAATGGAGAATAAATCAATGGAGAAACTACCAAATTCGAGTTTATTTAGGTACTTCACAACAGTACTTTGTAAGAACTATTCTTTATAATAATAATGATACCTTATACTTTGCAGATGCTAACTGGCATGCTATAGATACTCATAATGCTTATAATCATGGTTGGGATTCTACTTTCTTAACACCTAGCACTTCTTATGGTTCAAGAGCAGTCATTGAATCTAGTGTTATAACTTTAGATTCACCCTTAACTACTACTTTAGATATTACAAGTGAATGTGTGGTTAAATGTGGAACATTACATTACATAACAAATGTAGCAGCTGGTTCATTTTTTACTCATTATTGGTGGGAACCACTTAGAGGCCAATGGTTCTCAAGCCATACCCAAACTGGAGTTATACCTTCATATACTGCTGCTTCTGAATTATATATTGAAGGAATTGATAGTACAATTGTAGCAGCATATGACACAGGATCTATAACAACTGCTACATCTAGATCATTTACTGATAATACTAAAACATGGGTTCCTGGCCAATTTAATAACTATAAAGTTAGAAATTTAACTAATGGTCAAGAACATACTATTATTAGAAATACTAATGATACTATCACTATAGGTCATGACTGGGATTTTCCATTAAGTGCTAGTAATTTATATGACATAGTACCTGATGATGATAAGTATTATATGATGGGGGCAGCTAATGCTACATTAGCCCAATACTCAGATGAAAGTAATTCATGGTCTCCTTCTCAAGTATTTGATTGGGGTGTAGCTAATATAGCATATGTTCAATATTCTTCTAGTACTGAAATGAAATTTCCAATTTCTACTATTACTAGAACTGGAGCAGTAGCAACTGTAACAACAATTGCTAACCATTCTTTTAAAGATGGAGATAGAATCTTTGTATCTGGGGCTTTAGGAGCTGATGCATCTTTTTATAATGGATTTTTTGTAGTAACAAGTTCATACCCTTTATCTACTGCATTAACAGCAGGCACAGGCCCTACCCAATTTACTTATGGTATGAGTAGTACACCTTCAGCTAATGCTACATTAAACTCTCATACTACTTCTCCAATTTTTGATGTGTCTAAAAACTGGATAACAAATGAGCATGTTGGTAAAGTATTACAAATATGGAATAACACAGCTCAAAATCCTACTACTTATTATCGCTTAATAGCTAGTAATACATCCCAATCATTAACATTAAACTCAGTCCTTCCTGCTACAATAGCAGGAGCAATTTGGGGATATAATATTATTTCATCTGCCTCATTCCAGGCGAGTTATGGATTAGACCCAGCTCCTTATACTGGTAGTACTTATTTTGTATCAGGTAGTACAGTTAATGGAGCACCATTTGTATATGTTACAGCTAGCTTATCAGCAAGTGTTTTAGCTTTACCATTAGGAGCCCCAATAACAGGATCAGGTATCCCTGCAGGTACATTTTATAGATCATTTGATATAGCACCTACAGCTCCTCAGTTTATATCAATGTCTATAAGTGCAAATGCTACAGCTACTGCTAATATTTTTACTACATCAAGTATGGCTTCAACTTGGGGACATGGTGTATGTACTTCTGGTACTACTACTGTGTTAACTGATAGTAATAAAAACTGGCCTTCTAACTTTTGGGCGGGTGCTCGTTTAAGAATTTTAGCTGGAACAAACGTAGGTAATGAATATATTATTACTGCTAATACTAGTAATACTCTTACTGTAGCATTAACAACTGCTTTTGATTCAACAAGTGTTTATAGTATTATACCTAATGCTCTAAGAACAACAGGAGGAGAACTAAAATGGATTTATGGATACGGACCATCAGGTTCTGCTGCTAATAGAGGAAAATATATTTACTTATTTGAAGGTAACTCTACTACAAGATATACTAAATATAACATTAATACTATGCAACTTGAATTCCCAAGAGCATCTTTATTAGGAGTAAACACTAGTGAATTATTAGGAACAGGCACAATGTATGCTTATGATGGAGAAAGTAGATTATATATTCAATCTAATGCTACTGCCCGTATATATTATTTAGATGTTGACTTAGATATAACACACAACGCAGGCCAAATACCAGCAGGTATGAGTACAGCTGTTCAAGGTCGAAGAATGTGGATGATTAGAACAGAAGATAACTTAAAATACCTTTATGTAGCAAGACATACTGATACTCCACTCTGGAGACAACTAACATTCTTTTAATATATGGCTGATAACTCAAATAGAATAGTAGTAAATTTAACCACTAACAATGTTGTTGTTAATAATACTGATAATAACCAATTAACAGTAGTACAACCTGTAACAGATATTATACAAGTAAACTCACCCGGACCACAAGGTGCTATAGGTCCATCAGCCCCTTTTACTAATATAAGTACTAATATTTGGGCTACAACAAGTAGTTTACAAGTAACAAGCTCAATAAATATAAGTGGTAGTATTATTTTAAACAACCTACTAACTATATTACCTACACATCCACTCCCATCCGGGGTAGCTACTGGATCATTTGCTGTATCTTCTAGTGTTCCGCCAAAACCTTATTTCTTTGATGGGACAAGTTGGAATGTTCTTTATTAATATTTATAACAAAACCTAACACATGGCTAACATCCCAATATATCCTGGTTCAAGTTCATTTATCCCTGGTAATACACCTTTTGGATTTTATGACTATGATTATGACTTTCAAATTGATGCCGATAAAATAGTAACATTTTGTGCTCGTCGATTAGGGTATCCATTAGTGGATGTTGAACTTCAAGACTTAAACTTCTATACTGCATTTGAAGAAGCAATTACTACATATGGAAATGAAGTTTATGCATATAAAGTTAGACAAGATTATCTTGATATAGAAGGATTTACTACTTCATCTGCATTAAACCATTCATTAATTCGCCCTAACCAAGGAGGAATTATTCGTATCTCTGAACAATATGGAATTGAAGCTAATGTAGGAGGAGATGTTAACTTCTACTCAGGATCTATAATACTTAAAGAACATGTTCAAGATTATGATTTAAATGAATGGGCTGCTTCCCAAAGCTTATCAGGTCAAAATGTTACAATAACTCGTTTATTTAGAAATCAAATTCCTGCTTCTGTAAGATACTTAGATCCTTACATTGGAGCTGGTAATGAGTATTTAAACATATTAAATGACTTTGGTTGGGCTAACTACGGTATAGCTAATACTGCTACCTTATATCCTATTTATTTTGATATTCAAAAGATTCAAGAGATTGAAATGAATGACTTAGTAAGGAGATCACAAATATCTTTTGAACTTAGAAATAATAAATTAAGATTATTCCCTAAACCTGGTGAGGGAGAAAATGGAGTTAGATTATGGTTTGAATATTACCTTAAATCTGAAAAAAACACCCCAGTTGCTCCTTCTGGATCAGGATTAGTTACTAATGTTTCTAATGTACCATTTGCAAACCCCATATATGGGCAGATTAATTCTATTGGTCGTCAATGGATATTTGAGTATACATTAGCACTATGTAAAGAAATATTAGGATATATTAGAGGTAAATACTCAACTATCCCCATCCCTAACTCAGAAGTAACATTAAATCAAGGTGATCTTATAGCTGCTGCTACTGCTGAAAAAACTGCTTTAGTTGACAAATTAAAACTTTATTTAGAAGAAACTTCTAGGGAAAAAATACTAGAAAGAAAATCTTTAGAAACAGATGCTAGATTAAAAGAATTACAACAAACCCCTTACTTAATTTATATAGGATAACATGGCTTTATTTGGCGGAGCAAGAGATATCAGTTTATTTAGAAACCTTAATCGAGAATTATTAGGGGATATTATCACTCAACAAATTGCATACTATAAGTATGATTATGGAAAAAATAAAGTTAATATATATGGTGAAGCTATAGATAAATTTTTCTTTACTCCTGTTCTTTTAAATTGTTTAATTCAAAGAAACGACCAAACATGGGGATCAAGTGATTTAGGTCCTGATGTTACAAGAACTATGACCTTTAACTTATTTAGAGATGATTTAAAAGATGCACAAGTTGTACCTGAAGTAGGAGATATAATCATGTGGTATGAAAGTTTCTTTGAACTAGATAATATCCAAGAAAATCAACTTTTTGTTGGTAAATCTGAAGAATATCCATATAATCCTAATCCACTTAATCCTGGGTTAGAAAACTTTGGATCTAGTATTTCAATCATATGTCAAGGACAATTAATCCCATCTGATAAATACAGTTTAACTAAAGCTAGAATCTGATGCCTGCTAGAAAACCCATACCTAAAACCCAAGCTGAAATCAGCAATGAGAGAATTAACCCATATAGCTCAGAGTATGGTAATGCTAATGATTCATCTTTTGAATTAAATCCTTTAAATAGAGGTAATCAAATATCATCTACTGGTGATACCTCTAAATCTTTTAACATCAGTATCTCAGATATAGATGAAGCAATTCATTATTATTTTACTAATGTTATTAAACCTTCTGTATATCAAAACAATACCCAAATCCCGGTTCCTATAATATATGGAAGTCCTGAGAGATGGAAAGCAGTTCAAGCAGATGGGTATTATAGAGATCAAAATGATAAAATAATGTCTCCTTTAATTATGTTTAGAAGAGAATCATTAGAAAAAAACTTTAATATGGGGAATAAATTAGATGCTAATCGCCCCCACAATTATGGAATTTTTGTAGAAAAATGGAATCAAAGAGATGCATATGATAATTTTGCTTTATTAAATAATCGTAAACCTCAAAAGAAAATTCATGCTGTTGTTATTCCTGACTATGTAACTATAAGTTATAAATGTATAATTATGACTTATTTTGTAGAGCAAATGAATAAAATAGTTGAAGCTATAAATTACGCTTCTGAAGCATATTGGGGAGATCCTGAAAAATTTAAATTCATAGCTAGAATAACTTCTTTTACTACTAATAACTCAATATCACAAGGTGAAGAAAGAATAGTTCAAACCGAATTTACTATCACACTTAGAGGACATATAATCCCTGATTCTATCAATAAAGAATTAGCATCAATAAAATACTTCCCAGATAAAACTCAAGTAGTCTTTAGTACTGAAACTTCAATTACCCCCGAAGACTCAACATATCCTAATAGATCTACACCTTTTTACCCATCAGATATTACTTCCTTTACGGATGGAGTTGATTCTTAAAAATGATTATATATATTTATAATAAAAATAAGTTTATAATATGAAAACAGTTTTATCAAATGAAGAATTAGATTCTTTAAAAAATCTTAAAGAACAATATAACCAAACAGCTTTAACATTAGGAAGACTTGAATTAGAAATTCTTAATTTAGCTGAAGAAAAAGAAAAAATTAAACAACAATTTTCTGATTTAAAAAATCAAGAATTAGAATTAGTTAATCAAATCAAAACCAAGTATGGTGAAGGAAGTATAAGTTTAGAAACCGGAGAATTTTCCCCTGTATCCTAAACTTTGAATAGAGTTCGCCATATTTATTAATAAAAAACATATAAAACATGGCCGAAACTTTAATATCCCCTGGTGTTTTAGCAAGAGAAAACGATCAATCTTTTGTTTCTGCAACCCCTGCACCTATCGGTGCAGCTATTGTTGGTCCAACTTTGTTGGGTAAAGTAGGTATTCCAAAAATAGTAACCACTTATTCTGATTATTTACAAAATTTCGGAGGTTATTTTGTTAGTGGAGGTAATACTTACAACTATTTAACAGCATTATCTGCATATAATTATTTTAACAACGGTGGTACTAGTTTATTAGTTACTCGTGTTGCAAGTGGTTCATTCACTCCTGCATCTAGTTCTAATGTAAGTGGTAGTACAACAGCTGTTAATAATATATTTTCATTAGAATTTCTTACTGATGGTATCATTGGTAACAATAGTGGATCAGAAGTAAGCAGTTCATTGCCTAGTGGTAGTTCTTATAATGTTCGTTGGGAGGTCCAATCACCAAATACATCATCAGGAACATTTACTCTATTAATTAGAAGAGGAGATGATACTGCTAATACTCCTACTGTTTTAGAAACTTGGACTAATCTTTCATTAGATCCTAATCAATCTAATTATATTGAAAAAGTAATTGGTAATCAAGCAAGAAACATTCGCACTGACGATGGTATATACATACAACAATCAGGTAGTTATCCTGTAAATAGTAAGTATGTAAGAGTAAAAACTGTAAACCAAAAGACCCCTAATTTCTTTGATAATAACGGAGCAGCAGTATCAACATTTACTGGTTCTATCCCTGCAGCTCAAAGTGGTGCATTTGGTGGGGGAACTGGTGAAAATGTTCCAGTAAGCTGGCAAGCTAATTTTTACGAAAACATGGGTGGTTCAAATCTACAAGGAATAGGCCCAAATGACTATACTCAATCATTTGCTATCTTAGCAAATAAAGATGATTATAAATATAACATTATTACGGCACCTGGATTAATGCGCGGTGAAACAGGCCACGTTACCCCAATTAATACATTGATTAACAATACCCAAGACAGAGGTGATGCTATTGCAGTTATTGATCTAGTAAAATACGGAACAACTATAGCTTCAGTTAAAACACAAGCTGCTGCTTTAAATACTAGCTACGCGGCTGCATACTGGCCATGGGTTCAAATTGTAGACCCTGATACTCAAAACCTAGTATGGGTTCCCGCCTCTACAGTAATCCCAGGCGTTTATGCTTACAACGACCAAGTAGCTGCTCCATGGTTTGCACCAGCAGGTATTAATCGTGGTGGATTAACTCAAGTGATATTAGCTGAAAGAAGATTATCATCTGCAAATCGCGATGACTTATACTCAGCTAAAATAAACCCAATCGCTACCTTCCCAGCAACTGGAGTTGTAGTATTTGGTCAGAAAACATTACAAAATAAAGCAAGTGCTTTAGATCGTGTAAATGTTCGCCGCTTATTAATTACTCTTAAGAATACTATTTCTAATATATCTAACACATTAGTATTTGAACAAAATACATTAGCTACTAGAAATACATTCTTAGCACAAGTAAACCCATACTTAGAAAGTGTACAACAACGTCAAGGTTTGTATGCTTACAAGGTAGTAATGGATGAAAGTAACAACACTCCAGATGTAGTAGATAGAAACCAATTAAGAGGAGCTATTTATTTACAACCAACTAAGACAGCTGAATTTATTATATTAGATTTCAACATCTTGCCAACAGGAGCTACTTTCCCATCATAAAAACTGAAGTTTAATAATATTTATAATAAAATAATAAAAACATGGCTATTTTAAATCCAAACGAAATATTTTTTACATCCTTTGAACCGAAATTAAAGAATAGATTCTATATGTATGTAGAAGGAATTCCTAGTTACCTTATTAAGGGTGTAAGCGGTATGGGATTTACACAAGAAGAAATCACTCTTAACCATATAAATACTTACCGTAAAATTAAAGGTAAATTAAAATGGAATGATTTATCACTAACGCTATTTGACCCAATCACTCCATCAGGTGCACAAGCCGTAATGGAATGGGTACGCCTCCACCATGAATCAGTAACCGGACGTGACGGATACTCAGATTTTTATAAAAAGGATGTTAAAATTGAAGTATTAGGTCCTGTAGGTGATATAGTAAGTGAATGGATCATCAAAGGTGCATTTATTAAATCTGCCGAATTTGGTGAATATAACTGGGATACTGAAGCTGAAGCTCAAAACTTAACTATGGTATTAGGTATGGATTACTGTATCTTGAACTACTAATTAAAATTAATATTTTTAAAAGAACCCACAGAAATGTGGGTTTTTTTTTATCTTCCTATTTTTCAATATATTTATATCCGAATATAAAGTTTTAACAAATAAAAATCTATGAGCGAATCAAATCCAAAAACAGAAATTACTTCTGAAAAGCCAAAATTCCCTACTGAATTTATTTCTTTACCTTCTAAAGGTTTACTTTACTCAAAAGGAAACCCCCTTTCTAATGGTAAAATTGAAATGAAATACATGACAGCTAAAGAGGAAGATATTCTTACTAACCAAAATTACATTAAACAAGGAACAGTAATTGATAAATTATTGCAAGCTTTAATTGTATCTCCTATTAACTATGATGATTTAATCATTGGTGATAAAAATGCTATTATGTTAGCAGCTCGTGTTTTAGGATACGGAGCAGAATACACTTTTGATTGGAACGGAGAAAAAGTAACAATAGATTTATCTACTTTAGAAGAAAAACCATTTAATGAAAGTTTATTTGTTCCACATGAAAATGTGTTCTCATATACTTTACCTCATTCAAAAAATGAAATTACTTTTAAACTTTTAACTCATGGAGATGAAAGAAAAGTTGATGCTGAAGTAAAAGGATTACAAAAAATCAACAAAACAGCATCATATGAACTTTCTACCCGATTAAAACATATGATCATCTCAGTAAATGGTGATTCTGAAAGAAAAACTGTTAGAGAATTTGTTGATAATTATCTTTTAGCTAGAGATTCCCAATCATTCAGAGAACATTTACGTAACATCACCCCAGATATTGATATGACTATTTCTTTTGAAACATCGGAAGGCCTACAGGAGGGGGTCAGATTACCTATGAATACTAGCTTTTTTTGGCCTGACGCCGGAATATCGGATAAGTCTTTTTAAGCAAATACATGATATAGTATATCACGGTAAAGGAGGATACGATTGGTTTACAATATATGAAATGCCTATTTGGTTAAGAAATTTTACTCATAAAATGATTGCCGATAGTGTAGATAAAGAAAACCAAAGATACCAAAATTCATATGGTAACAAAGGAAAAAAAGGAATGTCAAATTCTAATTCTACAGTTACTAATATAGATATAGGAAATCCTAATCAATCCGTAATAAGTGCTATAAAAAATAATCAACGAATTTAAAAGGTGTTACAAAAGTAATGCCTTTTAATATTTATAATAAAATTATAATTATATTTTTGCATGGCTAAAAAACCACCAGCTAAAGGCCCAGCAGCTGCTCCACCACCACCACCAGCACCTGATTATTCAGGTGCAGTTGATACTTCTAAAGGATTGTTAAAAACAATGCAAAAGTTAGGTGATGTTCAAGGGAAAGTCGCTCAAGGTGCTAAAGATCTTACTAAATCCTTTAATCAAACTGGTCAAGAAGTTGATAAAGCTGGAAAGAGTAAATTTTGGACAGTGGGTAAATCATCTATGGATGGGATGGTTAGTGGGGCTAAACTATTGGGTAAGGGAATAACAGCTACTTTAAGCCCATTAGCTATGATGGCTAAAAAATTCCTAAGTGTAACATCTATAATAAGCTTTATTACCTCTGCTTATGAAAAAGGTAAAGAAGCAGCAATGAAATTCAGTACTCAAAATACTGAATTAGCTAGAACAATGGGTTTAGCACAAGGGGAGGCATCTAAATTAGCTGGGCAAGCTAGAGCCATAGGAGCACAAATGGGTATTACTAATGACCAAGCTGTACAAGCCATGGGTCAAATATACTCAGCATTAGGGTCTACAGAAAAGCTTAGTCAAAGCACATTAAACACATTTATGAGATTAAGTGTATTTGCAGGAGTATCTGCAGATACATTAGCTGAATTAGCTAAAACTGCTAAAATTACAGGACAAGATGCTGGAAAATTTGCAGATGCTGTTGCAGATACTTCATTAAGCTTTATTAAAGCCAATAAAATGGCAGTTAGTATGAAAAGCGTAATGGAGTCTGTAGGTAAAGTATCAGCATCTGTTAAATTAACATTAGGTGGTTCTGCTGAAGCTATTACAAAAGCAGTATTATCTTCTAAAAAATTAGGTATGGAACTTACAAAAGTTGAAGACATAGCTAATGGTTTATTAAACTTAGAAGACTCTATAGCTGCAGAAATGGAAGCAGAATTGCTTACTGGTAAAGATTTAAATTTAGAAAAAGCAAGAGAAGCAGCATTAAACGGTGATATGGTTACATTATCGGATGAGCTTGCTAAAAATATAGGAACTTCTGCAGATTTTGCTAAAATGAACCGGGTTCAACAAGAAGCTGCTGCAAAAGCTGTAGGTATGAATCGTGAAGAATTAGCTCAAACTTTAGCTAATCAAAAATCAATAGTAGCAGAAAATGGTAATTTAGTAGATAGCCAAAAAGATGGAGCTAAATCAATGGAATCTAGTGCTTCTATGGCTGAACAGTACCAAAGACGACAAGAAGGAATAGCTGCTGCTTTTATAGGAGTTTTCAAAGCATTAGAACCAGTTGTATTAATATTCCAAGAATTAGCTACTAAATTAGCTCCACCATTAGCTAAATTACTAAGTTCACTTGTTCCTATAATAATGCCGATTGTAGATTTAATTGTACAATTAGTAGAATCATTTGCAAGTATTTTAAATGAACTTATTCCTCCAATAGTAGAAATTGTTAAAGTATTAGTAGATGCAGCTAAACCACTTATGCAAATCTTTATGGATATAATGGCAGCTATTCTCCCTCCTGTAAAGGCTCTTTTAGAAGCATTAATACCAGTTATACAAGCAATATTTACTGCTCTTCAACCATTTTTTCTAGCAATGGCTGAACTTTCTAAAACGCTTATTCCTATAGTAGCAAGTATTCTTCAATCTCTTTTACCAATAATCCAATCAATATTTGAGGCAATTGCACCTATTATGACGCAGTTTGCTGAATTGATAACAAGTTTACTTCCAACTGTTAAGGATATTTTTACTGCTATTATTCCTATAATCCAACTAATTATAGATGCGCTTAAGCCATTTATGCAAATCTTTATGGATTTGTTAAATATGCTGCTCCCCCCAATAGCACAGTTTATAAAAGATTTAATTCCTATTATTCAAAAAATATTTGAAGCTCTTAAACCTGTAATTGAGGCATTTGCTGAATTAGCTAAAAAATTAGTTCCTATGATAGCGGAATTATTTAAAACTTTAGCTCCTGCAATACTTAAATTAGTAGATGCATTAATTCCTATCCTTACTATGGTTGCAGATCTAGCTGTAGATCTTATGCCCGTTGTTTTAGATATATTCCAAGCTTTACTACCAGCAATAATATCTTTAGTAGATGCTCTTATGCCTATTATAGAAATTATAATGGCAGTAATTAAACCTATTTTAAATATTCTTATTCCTATAATTAAATTTGTAGCTAGTTTATTTGGTGATATAGTACAAATTTTAGCAGGTGTGTTGAAATTTATATTTGATATAATAGGGGCAATAGCTAACTTTTTAGTACCTATAGTTGATGTAATTGCTGGAGTATTTAATGAAGTAGCTGTTATAATAGGGGGAATAATAGATTCTATAACATGGTTTATAGATCTTTTAGTTGATGGAGTTATGAGTGCTGTAAATTCTATAGGAGATGCAATCAAATCTATAGGACAAGCAGTTAGACAATTTCTTATTGCTCCTATTAATTTAATTATTGAAGCTATTAACTGGTTTATTGATGGTATAAATGAAGCTCTCCGTATTGAAATGCCAGATTGGATGGGAGGTGGATCATGGAGTCCTAATCTTCCAAAATTAGAATTATTAGCGTTAGCAAAAGGAGGTATAGTTACATCACCAACTACTGCCCTTATTGGTGAAGCTGGTCCTGAAGCTGTTATTCCATTAGATAGATTCCATGATATAATGAATGAAGCATTTGCTCCTGTAGTACAATTATTAACATTAATGGTTGAAGGTGGAAAAATGCAAGCTGAAACTCTTGTAGCTATAAATAACAAAGAAGCAACTATTACCTTAGATGGTAATAAAATAGGAGAAGCATTAGTAACATCATTCTCTGGGTTATTTTAATATTTATAAATAAAAACATTTACAATTATGCCAAGCTTATTAGATTTACTCCCAACTACTAATTTAGGACCTACAAACAACTATGAGGGTGAGAATCAAACTCCTTCAATTCAACCTGGAGAAGGACTTGAAGACTCAAACCTAGATTTAACAGACAATGGACCTATTAATGACCCTAGTAGTGGATTCCAACAAACCTACCTCCCAGACACAACATACAGTAATGTAGTAGGCCAAGCTGCTCCACCAGATGATGCTTCAAATCTATATAACAATGGATTTAATGGACCATATGGATTTGATATTGAAAACAATTCTCCTGTTAGTGCATACGGATTTGTCCAAACATATTTGCCTAATAATACTTACGAAAACAACCTACCAGGGTAATAAATGGGATTAATAAATTTAGTTGCTAATCAATCCGACTTTTACTACTACCAATCTAAAGGATATGTTGGTGGTTTAGGTAATTTCTCTGCTAAAAAGTTACCATATGGAGATGACTTAATGGGAAATGGGAATAGCAATCAACCATATATTAAAACCCCAATCCCTGATACCTTTTCAACAGCCCCCTCCCAAACTAAAGATGTATTTTTAAGAGGAGGAGATAACTATCTTTCTATTGTTTCTACCAATATCCAAAGAATATCAGCATTTATAAATGATGATCGTAATCCTTCTTTTGGAATATTTTTAGATAAACAAAAAGAATTATACAAGCAACAATCAAAACTCCCTTCTACTATACTCCCATCTCGCATTTATGATCCTAATAATCTATACATAAACTTAGCAGGAGGATCACAGGGATTACATGAACGAGGAAAAGGAGAATCCAATCTCCCTCCAATAAATTTAAATGCTCCTCTTGGCCCTCAATTATCTGCCCTAGCCCTTGCAGGAAGAATAGGTAATGTATTTGATAAGGAAACTACATACGAAACTCAAACCCGAACTATATATAACAATGTACAATTTGGGGGAAATTTTTTCCAAAATACTAATTCTAACAGATTAGGATTATTATGGGCTTTAAAAATTAATACTGTTGCACCAACTGGAGCAGGAATTGTAGTTGCTAATAGTTTTAATATAGCTCTTCTTAATAGTAATAATTTATTTTATTACCCTGAAGGACCAAATGGCCCATTAAACTTCTATAGAAGAGTAACTGACACTACAGGATGGTCTGATGACTCTGGAGGGATAGTTCAAATTGGATCTGCTCCTCAAGTTGGAGGAATTAATGCTTGGTTTTCTGTATTTACAAGTAAAAATTTATTTAAGTATAGTAACGATAATACTTTTAAAAATGCTCCTGTTCCTGGATCTTCAATAAAAGACTTCCGACAATTTATAAGCACTGACCAAGCACCAGATGCTGGCTCAGTTGCTGCAAATAATTTATCATTTACTGATTACACTAAATTTAACAGGATTTCTACCTATAAAATGGGTGACCCTGGGGTAGGAGGTTTAAATCGTTCTAACCCATACTCTTTTGCTCCATTAGGGGCAAACGGCCAACCAGATATTGATTCTGTTGTTGATCAAGTTAATTTTAAATCTATATACTCAAGTGATCAACCTGCTGCTGATGTTAAAGACTCAGATTCAGTCCCATTTTATATAGCTGTCATCAATTTAGATGATCCTACTAAAAATAATTATATTCATTTTAGAGCATACATAAGTGGACTTTCTGATGCTTATGGAGCAGAATGGGCAAATTTTAAATACACAGGACGAGGAGAAAATTTCTTTACATACGGTGGATTTACTAGAACTTTAAGTATGAATTTTGTAGTTCATGCCAATTCAAGAGCAGAACATAAAGTTATGTATCAAAAACTTAATTATTTAGCTTCTTTATTAGCTCCTAATTATTCAAGTTTTAATAAATCTGTAAGTGGATTTATGAGAGGTAATATAGTAAAACTTACTATTGGTGACTATTTAGTAGACCAACCTGGGATTATTACTGCATTAACATTTAATATAGATGATGGATATTCTTGGGATATAGGTAAAAATAGTGATGGAACAAAAGATGAAAACGCATTAAATTTACCCCAAACTATAAACGTATCAGGATTCTCATTTACACCTATCCATTCATTCCTTCCAAAGACACTTAATCAAGAATGGATTGATAATATTCCTAATTCTAATTTTGATACTCCATATATTAACATGGGTATTAACCAAACTACCGGATTAACTGCTAATAAGTTTACTACTTCTGGAAATGCTGCTATTACTGGTCAAGCTTTATAAGAATTGTCTTGTTTTATATTTATAATAGAATAATAATTTTATAAATGACTAGTCGATACCGAGATATAAAATCTGCAATTACTGATCCTTCTATTGATATAAAAAATAAAAGGACTTTTGCTATTATGGGAACAGTAAAATACCCTAAAATCTCATTCAGCAATGATGATATACAAGTTATCACTACAGAAGGAGACAGATTAGATTTACTTGCCCAACAATTTTATAAGGATAGTACACTATGGTGGATAATAGCCTCAGCTAATCCTAATGTGTTATCTCAAAACTCCCTTTTCCCTCCTGTAGGTAGTCAACTTCGAATTCCTATATATATTCAAAATATATTGGCCTCATATTATGTGCTTAACCATTTATCTTAATAATTAAACTATAACAAGTTATGGGAAATTTAACCGGAGAACCATTCCAGGAAGGGGTAACAAAACAAATTGACATTAGACAACGCCGTTTAGGAAAACTCAACCGCTCCCCAGAAGATTTAGTATTCTATAATAGTAGTACAGCATTCTTAAGATTAGCGTCTTCAATCGATGTTGAGTGTCCTGTAGATCCTAGTGGTAATGTAAATCCTAATCTTCCTATAGAAAAACTCCCATTTCTTACTCCGGCTTCGGATTATATTGGAAATAACTTAGCTAGAAAATGTGTATTGTTTGGAGGAACTATAGATATTTCCAATAGTAAAGATTTAACCTCAGAAAAAGCATTAGAAGCAGCATTAAATGGAACTACTACTGATCCTTCATTAAATTTTGGCCTTAATTTAGATCCATTTTCTAGACCATTAATAGGAGCATATGGGTGGGGAGGAATTGATCAAGGATATAAACCTATGCCTGCTATAATGTCTACTAATATATCATATTATAATAGAGGAGCAATAGCAAAAGCAACAGTAAAAATACAAGTTAATAGTATTAAACAGCTTGAAATTATTGATGTTCTTTATTGTAGAGTAGGATATACTATGCTTCTTGAATGGGGAAATACTATGTATTTTAATAATAATAATGAATTAGAAGCATTTAATAATTTTTCCACTGAACCTCTAATTGGTTTTTTTAATGGTTCTGCTACTCAAAATGATATCATAGCATATATTAAAAAAGAAAGAGAAACACATTCTTTTAATTATGATGCAATGTTAGGAAAAGTAGTTAATTTTAAATATGATTATAAACCTGAAGGGTATGAAGTAGAGTTAACTCTTATAGGTATGGGGGACGTAATTGAGAATTTTAAAATTAATAAAGGAACTGGAAAAACGGTAGATCCTAATGCTTTAAGTGAAAAGGCAAGTACTAGAAAAGAACAAGCAAAGAAAGCTTTAGAAGATGCTAAATCACAATTAAATGCACTTTGGAGTGATAGAGGTAATAAGATAGGATTTAAATTAAATTTAGATGATACTGTTAATACCTTTTATAATAACGCTGGACAAGCTCCGGACATTGCATCTTTTAAAGCTGGAGATGATAGTTGGTTAAATAGTACTTCTACACTGTACATACAAAAGCTAGAAGAAGTAGCTACATTTATGCAAAAACAGCATTGGCAAAACCCTTCAGTTCAAATTAATGGGGTTGGAGTTGGAGGATTCACAGACTTCCATTATAAAGCATTAGGAGTAACAACAGATATCTCCCAACCTAAAACTGATTATAAAGTTGCAGATATAAATAATAACCCACTGTTTTTAGGAGCAGCTGGAGATAAACTTGCTGCATTTGCCCAACAATTAAAATCAGCTGTATCCGCTGTTAAATCAGCAACAGCTAATATTACTAATACTGACGCTGCATTTGATCAAGCAAAAGTAATTGAAAGTAATGCTATTGTACAAAATCAAAGTAGATGTAGCCTTACTCAATGGTTATATGATAACGTATATAGAAAGAGCCAAGCTGAAGCTACAGTAGCTATTGGAGCTTATTCTAATGGTTTTACCAACCCTGTCCTAAAAATACCTTTTAAAAAACATGAGGGGCAAAGTAGCTGTAATTTTGAACAAGCATATATTAAATTAGGAGTTTTATTTAGTTATTTAAGAAATGAACTTTTAGTATATGATAGTTCTAAAACAAATGCCGCCCCTGAACAAAAAGCTACTAGCTTATCTACAGGAGTACCAATTGATGTTGGAGTTCCCTTTTTTGATTTTGATTTAGATAGGATTAAAACAGTTTGTATGAATTTCCCCAACCAAATGTCCGGAAACCCAGAAATATGTGTTATTCCTTTTAATTATTATGATAAAGAAACTCTTAAAACTCCTATAGATGGAAAAACTAAAGTTACTGCAGTATATAATTTTAATTTAATAGGAGTTGAAGATGACAATAGCGGATATATAGTAAAAGGAAACCCATATCTAGGAAGACCTTTAGACATATATGTTAACATTAATCATATAACTAATTGTATTGATTCTTCCACGGATGCATATGGTAAAACAAGTATGTTACCATTTTTAAAATCAGTAATAAATGGTATAAATGTTGCTTTAGGTGGAATTAATAGATTATCTATAGGATATGATGCTGAAATTAATTCTATAAAATTAATAGAGGAACATAATTTACAATATGAAGAATTAATGACCGGAGGTGAAATAGCTACTTTTAATGTTTATGGAATAGCTAATGCTCCCGTACAGCAATCCCAAGAACAAACTACATCTCCTAATGTAAGTAATTTATGGGGAAGTTTTGTTACTGACGCCAATTTTAGTATTAAAATCCCACCTAACATGGCAGCTATGGCCTCTATCTCAGCCCAAGCTTCCGGGAATATAGTAGGAGAAAATGCTACAGGATTATCTAAACTTAATAAAGGATTAACAGATAGAATTATTACTTTTAAACTTGACCCAGCTTCTATAGGACTCCCAACTCCTGGAGAAGCTAGTGATCCTACAGTAATTTTTGGAAAGAATTTAGATCTTCAATCAACTCTTTTTAAAGCAATTTATATTGATAAATTTTTAGATAAAGACTCAATTTCAAGTTTAGTAGATATTAATAAAGACCTAGCTTTTTATATCACAGGATTTGCGGCTGAAAAAGAAAAAATGCCACCCCCATTTTTCCTCCCATTTGACTTACAACTTACAATGAATGGCCTTTCAGGAATAACTAACTATCAAAGATTTGCAGTAACTGAAAATATTCTTCCAACTACTTATAAAACATCTGTAGTAAAAGATGATAATACAAATCAAACTGTTACTCAAGGGATTATAGATTTTCTTATTAAAGGAATATCTCATAATATTGCTGGAAATAAATGGACTACTACTATTGATAGTTTAACTGTAATTTCAAATAGATTTTCACGCTCAAAAGGATCTATAACTGTGACTAATACACAGACTAATACACAATAACCTATGAATTTTAACTCTCCTTCTACAGCCACCTCAGATTTTTTTATCCGAATTCAAGCTTTGATAGATACTATTGCTTGGAGTGAAGGTACTGACTTAAAAAATGAGAATATTGGGTATAACATGATAATAGATGGTATACCAAATGATGGGACAACTAAATATACAGGTACATATGCTTCATATAGTAAACCTAATACTTTAGAAAAATGGGGAAGAAGTTATATTAATGGAGATTCTAAATTTAATAATCACCCTAACATTTTAATTAAATGGAAGCAAGGATCTGATACTAATCAAAATAATTTTTCAAGTGCTGCTGGGAGATACCAGATCCTAGCTCCTATATGGAAAGATCTTGCGAGTAAATATTTTATTGATAATTTTTCCCCATCTAACCAAGATAAAATATGTTTAGCAATGATTGAGAGAGCTCTTCCATATGTTAAACAAGGTAAATGGGAATTAGCTATTACTTCTATTTGTAAATCCTGGCCTTCTCTCCCAGGTTCAGGATATTTAGATCAAACCGCATACCCTGTAAATAAAATATTATCTAAACTTAAAGAATATTACCAAACAAATAAACCTCTTCCCCCAGAAACTGCTGTTTTTTGTAACCAATATTTTTCTTTTTATCTTTCATGACCTATATACCTAAAAATAGAATTCTAACTAATCTATACACTGATGGATCGGAATTTGTATATGTATCAAACCCATCAAAAGAGTATATAGGATATTACCATAAATTATACACAGGAAAAATATACACAGGGAAAAACCAATATGATACTCCTATCCAGGAAATTATTCCTGCAACTCCATCAAATGTAGTTGATTCATATACAGATGTTTATATTCCTTCAATTAATAATAAAGTAACTACTATATTTAATAGCCCGTTACCCATTAACACTAATTACTCATATACCGATTCTATACTGGAGTATGCTAAATTGGTTGATGATATTCAACAGCCCACGTTAAGAGAATTACCTTCGCCATATACCCCGTTTCCACAACAGAGTGACTATGATAGTGGAAGTTTTAATAGATATTTTGCAAGAAGAAATGTTGATTCATCATATATAGAGATAGATAAACTCACATATGATAATTTTTCCTCCCAATCTGTAAGAGACTATAAAAAAGCCAAATACGCTACTGATGTATACTCAGTATACTCAACAATATGGAAAATCAGTGGAAATATAGAAGCTACATATAATTCTAATTCTACATCTATAAAAGATATTCAATCTGGTAATAATATTAAAGGATTAGATGCATATTTAAAGTATAATTTTTTGCAATTTTACAGATACACTCCCCAAAATGGCTTATTCGCATCCGGAGATGAATTAATTACAGTTACTGGAGAATCATATAGTGGATACTATCATATAGAGGAAATAAAAGGACCTACTGAAGACTCAACCCCAGCTATTGGTCAAAGAAAATTACTTTATCGTAAGTACTCACCACAATTTCAACAAAAGAAAACTGTTAGAAATTTGGGAATAGGATAATATTTTATTATATTAATATTGTACTAATAAATAAAGGTTATGTTTTGGTTAATAGAGACTCCAACTCAATTGGAGGCATTTTATAATAAAGGATATAGGGAAGTATTCATAGAGGTTATACCACACAACAGTAATACCCATCCCATACTAAATGATGTATCTTTAATTTACATTAAACCTATTAAAGGAAATCACGGATGTTTAATTTGTATCGATCACAGTGAAACTTTATCTTTAGATATAAATTATGTTTTTGATTTTTTAAAGAAATTAGATATCATTTATGTTCGAGATAAAAAATCTTTTTTATATTATTTTCCTATAAAAAGTGTTATTAATTTAATTAATTGTAGTTTTACTCCAATAAATGAATCTACTAAAGTCCACACATATTTTTACTCCCAACATAAAAATCGTAATGATATTAATAGAATTATCCCTGTAGTAAAACATTATGAAGCCTGTGAAAATGTGTTTAAAACAGCCACTTCAGAAACTAGAGATATATTTATGGATAAGACCATTTTAGCATTCTTTGGAATAGAAAAAAATGGTATAAAAATTAATTCTAACACATTTGATAAATTTTATGAAACAAAATCTAAGTTATATTCAATTCAAAACGACACAGTTTATACTCAATACAACCTATTTACTACAACGAGAAGACCTTCAAATAGTTTTAATGGGATTAATTTCGCCGCTTTAAATAAAGAAAATGGCTCACGTCAAAGCTTTATACCAAAAAATCACAAATTCACTGAAATTGACATCTCAGCTTATCATCCAACCTTGGCTGGACAATTGGTTAATTATGAATTTGATGTACCTGATATACATGCTTCTTTTGCTAGCATGTATGGGGTAGATTATAATAAAGCTAAAGAATTAACATTTAAACAGTTATATGGAGGTGTGTTTGATGAATATAAACACCTAGAATTTTTCCAAAAAACAACAGAATTTATAAACAATAACTGGAAAACATTCACTAACTCAGATGAAGTTATTGTGCCGATCTCAGGCTATCGTCTTACAAACCAATTACCTAATATGAATCCCCAGAAGCTATTTAATTATATGCTTCAAAATTTAGAAACTTCAACAAATGTTGAAATTTTATTAAAAATTCATAAACTATTAATAGGCAAAAACACACAGATAGTATTATATACCTACGATTCGTTTTTATTCGATGTAGATGAAAATGAAGAGCAACAGTTGATGCCTCAAATATATAATATTTTTAAGAATTTTAATTTAAATGTAAAAACCAAACAAGGACGCGATTATGACTTTACAGAAGAAAAATGATATGTATGACTATAGTGACTTTCTGAATTTTGTAGATGTGAACAATAAATTATTCTGTACTTTCGTTACACTTGAAGAAATAGATAATTTCATCAAGGATATTTCCCACAGGTATACAATAATGTATAATAAACTATTTGTTTTATACATTAAAGATACAGGGGAATATGTCGTCACTTACAATACTGACCAGATTAATTTAAGTTCTATCCCCGATAACACTATTCTTGTTCATCGTAAAAAAGAAACTAATACTCTTTACACTATTAATGCTCTTAATGAGTTAATTAAAAAGCTAAATGGCGGAGCAGTAGATGTTCATTACAAAATTAATTGGCAACACTACAAAAATACAATATTACTAACACAACATAACGAACTAAAACAACTCAAAACAAAAATACACAACATTGTAGAACTTTAAGCGCATTTTCAAAGTACATTTTTTAAGAGGATTTCGAGAGTTTTTATAACTAAATTTTGCCTCAATTATATATTTCGTACATTAATAAATAAATAAATAAACGCTATGGACATCAAAGCAATCAAACAAAAACTGAATGCCCTACAATCAACCGGGCAAAAGAAAGAAAAAGTTGATTATTCCAAATATCTTTGGAAACCAAAATCAGAAGGTAAATATCAAATCCGAATCGTACCTTCAGTACTAAACAAGAGTAACCCATTCCAAGAAGTGTTCGTACACTACGGGTTCTCAAAATTCCCAATTTATGCTCTAACTAACTGGGGTGAAAAAGATCCAATTGTTGAGTTTGCAAAATCACTTCGTAACACATCCGAAAAAGAAAACTGGCAATTGGCTAAGAAATTAGACCCAAAAATGAGAGTTTTTGCTCCTGTAGTTGTTCGTGGTGAAGAAGAAAAAGGAGTTCGTTTGTGGGAATTTGGAAAAGAAATCTACATGCAATTATTAGGTATTGCCGAGGATGAGGACTATGGGGATTTCACAGACATTAATGAAGGTCGCGACTTTACAGTTGATGTAGTAACAGGTGACATTGGTGGTCGCCAAGGATTGAAATCATCAATTCGTGTTAAACCTAAAACAACACCATTAAATACTGATACTGAAACTATCAAAACGTGGTTAACTGAACAACCAAACATTCTTGAACTTCAACGTAAAATGGAGTTTGATGCTTTAAAAGAAATTCTCCAAAATTGGTTGAATCCTGAAGATGCAGAAGCTGATGTTGACGAAGAAGAAGAGGAAGATGTAACAACTGAAGCACCAGCTGAAGATCCAATCTTAACCAAAGCAAAAGAAGAACCTAAATCAAATTACAGCCTTAAAACTTCTGCTAAACCTTCAAGCAAAGCAGATAAGTTTGATGCATTGTTTGATGATGAAGAAGAAGGAGAAGGTTCACCATTTTAAAATAAAAACAAATTATGGCTAAAAGAGAAAAATCAACATCGTTGACGGCTGCCGTATCCGCTGAAATGAAAGCTAATTTTAGCTTAGACAAGTTCAAAGAGAAAAAGCTGTTAAATACGAATGTTAAGTTTAAAGAACAAAGATGGATTCCGTTTTCTAAAGCATTACAAGAATCAATTTCAATACCTGGAGCTCCTATGGGACATATCACGTTATTACGTGGTCATAGTAACACAGGTAAAACAACAGCCATGCTAGAACTAGCAATCAACGCCCAGAAAATGGGCGTTTTGCCAGTTTTTATTATTACTGAAATGAAATGGTCTTGGGAACATGCTAAACAAATGGGTTTCCAAGTTGAAGATGTTGTAGATGAATCAACAGGTGAGGTATTAGATTACAAAGGTTTCTTTTTGTATGTAGATAGAGGAACATTAGGAACAATTGAAGACGTAGCTAGTTTTATAGCTGATCTTTTAGATGAACAAAAGAAAGGTAATTTACCATATGATCTATGTTTTTTCTGGGATTCAATTGGTTCTATTCCATGTAAAATGAGTGTAGAACAGAATAAAAATAACCCAATGTGGAATGCAGGTGCAGTATCACAACAATTTGGTAATTTTATTAACCAACGTTTCCCACTATCGCGTAAAGAAACATCACCTTACACTAACTCAATGGTAGCTGTTAATAAAATCTGGGTTGCACCCGCAGAAACTATTATGAGTCAACCAAAGATGAAAATGAAAAATGGTGAAACAATGTTTTTAGATTCATCAATTGTTTTAACATTTGGTAATGTTACCAATAGTGGAACCAGCAAAATCAAAGCAATTAAGAATAAAAAAGAAGTAGAATACGCTGTTAGAACAAAAGTATCGTGTGATAAAAATCACGTTACAGGGTTGCAAACTAAAAGTACAGTAGTAGCTACTATTCATGGTTTTATTGGTGAAACTGAAATTGAAAAATATAAAAAAGAACACGCACATGAATGGGTAGATATCCTAGGATCTGGCGAGTTTGAAATAGTAGAAGACAATTCAGAGTGGAATGAAAGTAAGGAAGTTATTGTTTTAGTTGACGAAGAATCAAATGGATAAGAAGGATTTATTTAAGTTATTAGATGGTATCACTAACGAACCAAAATCTGACGAACCCACATTTAGTAAACATGATCGAGTATTAATTATAGATGGTTTAAATTTATTTTTAAGAAATTTTGCTGTATTAAATTATATTAATCAAGATGGAGTTCATATTGGAGGACTTGGAGGATTTTTAAGATCGTTAGGATTTCTAATTAACCAAAATAAACCTACATCTGTATATGTTATATTTGATGGAGTGGGTTCTTCTGTTAACCGGAAGAACTTACTCCCCGAATATAAATCGGGTAGGAACATTAAGCAGATAACTAATTATGATGCTTTTGATAATATAGATGATGAACAAGATTCTAAAGCTAACCAAATATCTCGACTAATTCATTATCTACGGTGTTTACCAATTAAAGTCATATCCCTTGATAAAGTCGAGGCGGATGATATTATCGCTCATTTATCCCAATACATGACCGAAAAATATCAATCTAAATGTATTATTACATCCGCAGATAAAGATTTTCTACAACTAGTTACAGACAATATAACTGTTTATAGCCCTATGGTTAAAGAGTATTACACTCCAAAAACAGTAAAAGATAAATTTGGCTTATCGCCTAAGAATTTTATCTTATATAAAACACTAATGGGTGATAATTCAGATAAAATCCCAGGAATACAAGGATTAGGCCCTAAGAAGTTATTTAAACTATTCCCAGAACTAGCTGAAGAAAATTTAGTATTAGATGATATATTTGATATTAGTGAAGCTAAGTATAAAGAAAATGTAATATATTCTCGAATAGTGTTTAATAGTGATTCAATAAGAAATAACTATAAAATAATGGATTTAAGTAATCCGTTAATGGATGACGAAGAAAAAGAAATTATACAAGAATTAGTAGAAGCAAGACCATTTAATTTAAAATCAAAAGAATTTTTAAATTTATACCATGAAGATGGTTTAGTTAATGTTCTAAAAAATGCCGATTATTGGTTAAAAGAAACATTCAAAGTATTAAGTAGTTTTAAATAAATAAGTTATATGACATTAAGTACCCTTTCCCAATATGGGACACACTTTCAAATTAAAGTAATATCGTCTTTATTAACCCATAAAGAGTTCTTAGTGAATATTCATGATATCATTAGTGATGAATATTTTGACAATACCGCTCATAAATGGGTTATTAAAGAAATTTTAAATTACTATGAAAAATACCATACTACCCCAAGTATGGAAGTATTAAAAATTGAATTAAAAAGAATTGACAATGATGTTCTACAATTATCAATTAAAGAACAACTTAAAGAAGCATATAAAGCATCAGATGATGATTTAGCATATGTTGAAGAAGAATTTTCTAATTTCTGTAAAAACCAACAATTAAAAAAAGCACTTCTAAATTCAGTAGAATTATTAAATGCTGGTGACTATGATTCAATTCGTTTTTTAGTAGATAATGCTCTAAAGGCAGGTGGAGATAAAAATATAGGATTAGAATACAGCAAAGACACAGAAACTCGATATAGAGAAGAACATCGTATTGCTATATCTACTCCTTGGGATTTGTTTAATAATATACTACAAGGTGGAATTGGTAGTGGAGATTTTGGATTAATATTTGGTAATCCTGGTGGTGGTAAATCCTGGACCTTAATTGCTTTAGGCGGCCATGCAGTTAAATTAGGATACAATGTAATCCATTATACACTTGAGTTAGGCGAAGATTATGTTGGTAGACGATACGATGCATTCTTTACAGGAATACCCGTTAACACCATTCTCAAACACAAATCTGATGTTGAAAATACAATTAAAGATTTACCTGGTGATCTAGTTATTAAAGAATACTCACCAGGCAAAGCATCTATATCAACAATTGAATCACATATCCAAAAATGTATCGATCAAGGATTCAAACCAGATTTAGTAATCATAGATTATGTCGATCTACTTCGATCAAAAAGAAACAATCGTGAACGTAAAGACGAAATTGATGATATTTATCTTAGTACTAAAGGTCTTGCTCGTGAACTAAAACTTCCTATATGGAGTGTATCACAAGTTAACAGAGCAGGAGCTAAAGATGATATTATTGAAGGCGATAAAGCTGCAGGTAGCTATGACAAAATCATGATTACTGATGTAGCTATTTCTCTCTCACGTAAAAAAGAAGATAAAGTGGCTGGAACAGGTAGATTTCACATTATGAAAAACAGATATGGGATAGATGGGATGACATTTGGTGCTAAAATTGATACATCAACTGGTCATTTTGAATTATTTGATGATTATGATGAAGAAGCTGGTAATTATACCCCATCAAAACCTGTAAATGAATTTAGTAGTGTGAATTCTTTAGAGAGAGAAGCACTCCAAAAAAAGTTCTTTGAACTTAGCAAATAATTTATTATATTAATATTATATGATTACTGAAGTAAGAAATTTTTATAAGCCATTTGAATATCAACAAGCATTTGATTTTTATAAGGATCAACATCGAGTACACTGGTTAGCAGATGAAGTTCCATTAGCATCGGATTTAGGTGATTGGAAAGGTAAATTAACAGAACCTGAGAAGAATTTAATTGGGAATATATTAAAATCATTTGCTCAAACTGAAGTCCACGTAAACGATTACTGGTCAACAAAAGTATCAGTGTGGTTTCCAAAACCTGAAGTACAAGCAATGGCTCGTGTGTTTGCTGATTTTGAATCAATCCACGCTGAGGCGTATGCCCGCTTAAATGAAGAATTAGGTTTAGATGATTTTCAAGCATTTTTAGAAGACGAAACATCAAAAGCAAAAATTGAGCGCCTAATTGAAACCCCAGGTGAAACATTAGAAGAAAGAGCATTATCACTAGCTATATTCTCAGCATTTACTGAGGGTGTAAATTTATTTAGTTCATTTGCTATATTAATGAGTTTTCAACTAAGAAACTTAATGAAAGGAACAGGCCAGATTGTTGAATGGAGTGTTAGAGATGAATCATTACATTCTAAAGCAGGATGTTGGTTGTTTAGAACATTACTTGAAGAACAACCTGAATTAAATACAGATCAATTAAGAAAAGCAGTAATAGAAGCATGCCAAATATCAGTACAATTAGAATTTGATTTTATTGATAAAGCATTTGAAATGGGAGATGTTGATGGATTAAACGTTAATCAACTTAAAAATTTCATTAAGGCACGTGCTAATGAAAAAATGATGGAATTAGGTTATAAAGCAATTTATAACGATATCGACCCAAATTTATTAAAACAAATTGAGTGGTTTGGTCATTTAACAAGTGGTAAAACACACCAAGACTTTTTCGCAGGTCGCGTAACAAGTTATTCAAAATCAACAGCAGATTGGGACGATTTATAAAAAATAAAAAATGAGTATACAAGTAGACACAGATGGATGGGTTAAAGGAAAGAATTACCCGAGTTGGATGGATGAAATAGCAGTTAGTATGATTTCAAAAGGTTATTTACTACCTGATGAAGATGTATTTGATGCATATAAGAGGGTAACTAAATCAGCTGCTCGCAGATTAAAACGTAAAGATTTACAACCATTCTTTTATGAGGCAATAGTTAAGAATTGGTTGTGTTTAGCATCACCTGTATTATCAAACCTAGGTACAGAGCGTGGAATGCCAATTTCATGCTTTGGTATTGATGTTGGAGATAGCATTGAAGGTATTGCAGATGCTAACTCAGAATTAATGAGATTATCATCTCAAGGTGGTGGGGTAGGTATTGGTTTATCCCGTATTAGAGGACGAGGTAAACAAATCAAAGATAACGGCATATCAGAAGGTATTGTTCCCTGGGCTAAAATTTATGACTCAACTATCTTAGCTACCAATCAAGGATCAGTTCGTAGAGGAGCAGCATCGGTTAACTTAAGTATTAATCATCCTGACATTGAAGAGTTTTTACAAATTCGTAGACCAAAGGGTGATGTTAATCGTCAATGTTTGAATTTACATCAATGCGTTGTCATTGATGATAAGTTTATGATAGAATTAGATAATAAAGAACCTAAAGCATTAAAATTGTGGGGTGAAATATTAAAAACACGTCTTGAAACAGGTGAACCTTATATCATGTTTGAAGATAATGTTAATAATGCTAACCCATTAGCTTACACTAAGAACAATTTGCATGTATCTATGACTAATATTTGTTCTGAGATTTCATTATACACAGACGAATTACACTCATTTATTTGTTGTTTATCTTCATTGAATCTTGCACGTTGGGATGAATGGAAAGACTATACATTTGAAAATGGAATGACATTACCTGAATTAACATGCTGGTTTTTAGAAGGTGTATTACAAGAATTTATCGATAGAGCTAAGAATGTTAAGTTTATGGAAAACACAGTTCGTTCTGCTACTAAAGGTAGAGCAATTGGAATTGGTGTTTTAGGATGGCATACATTTTTACAATCAAAAGGATTACCATTTGTAGGTATCCAAGCAACGGCTCATACAAGAATGATATCTGATTTTATTGAAAAAGGTGCTTTAAAAGCATCCCGCAACCAAGCAGAATTATACGGTGAACCAGAATGGTGTAAAGGTACAGGTTTAAGACATACCCACCATCTAGCAATTGCGCCTACAGTATCAAATGCTCACATTTCAGGAGGTGTATCACCTTCAATCGAACCTATTCCTGCTAATGTTTATAATTTAAAAACAGCAAAAGGTGTATTTATTAAACGTAATAAAATTTTAGAAGAATTATTAGCATCTAAAGGATATAACATTGATAGTGTTTGGGATCAAATCCTAAAAGACCAAGGTTCAGTTATTAATGTTCCTTCCTATATTTTAACTGATGAAGAAAAAGAAGTATTCTTAACATTTAAAGAAATCAACCAATTAGAAATTGTAAGACAAAATGGTGTTAGACAAGAATATGTAGACCAAGCTATCTCATTAAACTTATGCTTTGATCCAAATGATACTCCAAAATGGATTAGCCAAGTACATAAAGAGGCTCATAAACTAGGAATCAAAACATTATATTACCTACGCACTGAATCAGTACTGAGAGGAGATAATTTGCAGCGCTTATCAGAATGCATTTCTTGTGAAGGATAATATATTTATAGTAAATAATTCTCAATAAAAATGAAATCATCACAACTAAAACAAATCATTAGAGAAGAAATCCAAAATGTATTAAATAAAAATAATACTATAAATGAGGGTTGGAAGGAAAATGTTTTAGTAGGACTAGCATCTCTAGCTGGATCTTTAGGAGGAATAAAAGCTCAAGATATGCCTCAAACTGTTTCTTCTAAAAATAAAACTGAAATCTCAGCAGAAAACCCATATTCAGTTCTTATAGGATATTTAATAGAACTAAGTAACTCAAGAACAGGAAACCCAGACCCAGACGAAATAGAAGCTATAAGAGATGCAAGAATATATCTTGAAAATCTTCGCGATGGTCAAACTCCTGGAGTTTTATCTGAAGAAGCTAAAGTTGTTTTAGGTTATGCTATAAAAGAAACTAAAGGTTTAGATGGCCCTGAATTAGTAAGATTATCTGATTTAGGTAGTGGTGTAAAATCAACAAATTATTAAAATAAAATAATTAACTTTAAAAGGTTAATGATAAAATTTGGCCTTTTGGCCTTTTTTTATTATCTTTATAGTATGAAAGTTGGATCTGTAGTAGAGTGCATAAATGCTGCATTTAATGAAAAACAAAAATATTTAATAGCATTTTTACCTGATAGAGGTAAATTATACATGGTTAGATCTGTAGAAGAACACCAAAGTAAAAAAGTAGGTATTCGTTTAGAAGAAATTATAAACCCTCCATCTGTAGTACTAAATGGTGTTCATATAGAACCTACATTTGATATAGAAAGATTTAGAGAAGTTGAAGGTTTAGATGATCTTGTTATTGAAATGATAGAAGAGACTTTTTGTGAATTTGTTAAATAATTAAATAAAATCTATGTTCAAACCTAAAATTTCCCATGAGGTACCTTTGTGCCTTTTAGAGTTAAGTAAACAATTTAATGACTACGATTATTGTTTACCGCATTTGTTAGATCAAGATGAAGAATATAAAAACTATTTTCTTCAATCTAAAAGAGAAGGAAGATATATCATAATGGATAATAGTCTTCATGAATTAGGCACTCCATACTCTGAAGAAAGACTTATTTATTGGCTAGAAAAACTACAACCAGATGAATTTATTGTACCTGATCACTGGCAGGATAAGGACAAAACCCTTGGCAGTGCTACAGAATGGATTCAAAAAGAATTTGATTATCCTAGTACTAAATTTGTAGCTGTAGTACAAGCAAATAATTTATTAGAAGGGATTGAATGTTTTAACCAATTAAAAAACAATCTAGGATATAGAAAAATTGCTATTTCTTATGGAGCAAGTTGGTATAATGATCTATCAAACCACCCAGACCCTAATTTTGCTAAAATGTTAGGACGAGTTAAATTTGTTAAGACATTATCTGATGATTTTTCATTAGATGCTTCTTGGCAAGAGGTTAAACTACATTTATTAGGTTGTCAATTACCACAAGAATTTAGTTATCACCATTTAAGTTGTATTGAAACAATGGATACATCAAATCCAATTCTAGCAGCTATAGATGGAATGAAATACAAGCCATATGGTTTAATTTCAAAACCTAAAACTCGTATTGATGATATCATTAAAATTCCTTTTTCTAAATTAGATTTGGATTTAACATTATATAACGTAGATTTATTCCGTAAAATAAACAATATATGAAAAAACAAGCAGTTTTATCGTTAAGTGGGGGAATGGATAGTTCCACATTATTACTTCATTTGCTCGCTAATGAATATGAAGTAACAGCATTATCATTCGATTATGGACAAAAACATAATGTAGAATTAGAGCGCGCTAAAGATTTAGTTAAATACATTAATGGATACTGTATTATAGATGAAGAGTCTAAAACAGCAGAATACCCATATTATGTAAAACATCAAATAATCAAACTAGATGGCCTATCTAAATTATTAAACTCAGCATTAGTTACTGGAGGTGAAGAAGTACCTGAAGGACACTATGCTGAAGAGAATATGAAAGCAACAGTAGTTCCTAATCGCAATAAAATTTTTAGTTCTATTATTCAAGCAGTTGCGTTATCAATTGCTGAACAAAAGAATACTGAATGTGCTATTGCAATGGGGATACACGCAGGTGATCACGCTATTTATCCTGATTGTCGTCAAGAGTTTAGAGATGCTGATTTTGAAGCATTTAAATTAGGTAATTGGGGTGCTGAAAAAGTATATCATTATACACCTTACCTTGAGGATGATAAGTTTGGTATTTTAGTAGATGGAGATAACTGCTGTGAGCAATTAGGTCTTAATTTTAATAAAGTATATAGCTACACAAATACATCTTATAAACCAATTAGAATAGTAGAATCGGAAAAAAGATTTGAAGGAACAGAAGATGAAATAAACGTCTTTTTTGAAACCTGGTACAGTGATTATAAATCAGCATCATCAGTAGAACGAGTTGAAGCATTTATGAGACTTGGGAAAGTAGACCCAGTTGACTATGCTGATGAGACAGGTCCTGTAAGTTGGGAAACAGTAGTAGCACACGTAACACAAATATTAGAAAACCATGAAACACCCAGACCCTAAAAAACACCAGCAAATTAGTTTTGCTAAATCTATCTTACGAATTGTAGGATATGTAACTTTATTTATTAACATTCCTATTGCTGCTAGTATTTTAATTGCTAGTGAAGCCTTAGGTGTAATTGAAGAATTAGTATGAGCCAAGTATTATATTATTACAGTGCACCATGGTGCGAACCTTGCCAAACATTAGGACCAATAATGGATGAAATAGCAAGACAAATTCCTGTTATTAAACAAAATGTAGATCATGTTGATCCGGCTATGCTAACAGAAGCACAAGTACGTAGTGTTCCTGTTGTTGTACTAGCAGAAAACGGAAAAGAACTAAGACGTTTTGTAGGAGTTAAATCTTATAATCAAATTATAGACTGGTTAAATTATGGGAACTAAAACAAAATTCCAATCAACAAAATTATTTGACGGATTTAGCACAGTATTCCGCCAGTGGAGAGCAGATGGAACACACTGTCAATTTCTACACGGTTATGGTGTTTCATTTAAAATTACCTTTGAAGGTGAATTAGATGAAAAGAATTGGGTATGGGACTTTGGTGGAATGAAACGAGCTAAAGGTACTATCGATGGTATGAATCCTAAAGCATGGATGGATTATATGTTTGATCATACTGTAATTATAGCAGAAGATGATAAGTATTTGGAATTATTTAAAGATATGGATGCAGGTAAACTTATCCAATTAAGAGTAATACCTGCTACTGGAGCAGAACAATTTGCAAAATACATTTATGACAAAGTAAATAAATTTGTACTAGAAGAAACAAATAATAGAGTACGTGTTACTCAAGTAGAATTTAAAGAACATAATAAAAACTCAGCCATTTATGGAGAATAAAAAACCAGGTAGAATAGAAGACTATAATAAAAAACTACCAATTGTAGAATTATACACAGCAGTGCAATCTGAAGGTAGTAGAGCAGGTATGCCTACAGTAGTTATTAGAACTACAGGTTGTACTCACAGATGTTGGTTTGGTGACGGCGGTTGGTGTGATAGCTGGTATACTAGTATTCATCCTGAGAAAGGAAAATACACGTTTAACGATATTATCGCTATGTATGATAATAACCCATATATTAGAGAAATGATGCTAACCGGTGGTTCACCTACTATGCATCCTGATCTAGTAAACGAATTAACTCATTTAGCAGAAAAACGTGGCCTATTTATTACAATTGAAACAGAAGGTTCTCATTTCATTAAAACTGACTACCCTATTGGTCTTATATCTCTTAGCCCTAAGTTTAGTAACAGCGTTCCTGCACTTGGGACTCTTACTCCGCAAGGTAAAACGGCAGACCAAAAAATGGTGGACCAACATAATAAATTTCGTCTTGATAAAGAAACGATAAGAAAAACATTAGAATACCATCATGATTATCATTTCAAACCTGTTTGCAATCCTATTGAAATGCCTGAAGCATGGGCTGAGATTGAAACATTTAGAGTTGAAATGGATATCCCAAAACGTAAGACTTGGTTAATGCCTCCTGGTGATACAAGAGATGAGTTAATCCGAGTATATCCTATGGTAATGGATTTTTGTAGAGATAATGGTTATAATTTTACAGGTAGAGAACATATTATAGCATTTGACACAAAACGAGAAGTATAATGGATAAAAAATTATTAACCGAAGCATTAAAAAAAGAAAACGCAATAGTAGTATTCTATGCAGATTGGTGTGATGCATGTAAAGTTGCATCTCCCTTAATTAAAGAAATTGCTAATAAATTAGAATTTAAATTAATTAGACTTAATGAAAATACTGATTTAGAACAAGAATTTGAAGTAGATTACTACCCTCATGTGGTTGTATCTTATAAAGGAAAAATCAAACATTACCCAGGTTTACATTCAATAAAGGAACTTTATGAAAATATTATTTGATAAACAAAAAATTCAAGACAAGATTTTTAAATTAGGTTTTAAAATTTCTCAACGTCATAGAAACGATTCTACTCCTATAGTTTTTGTCTGTGTTCTTAATGGTGGATTTATGTTTTTTAGTGACTTAATTAAAAATATATCTCCTTCTAATTTTGAATGTGATTTTATTAGAGTAAAAAGTTATCTAGGACAAGAACAAGGAGAAGTTATTACTATAAAAGGTATAGAAACATCTATTGAAAATAAACATATCTATCTTGTAGATGATATCTACGACTCAGGACGAACTGTTGATTATTTAATTAAAAATCTTTCCAAAAGAAATCCAAAAAGTATCAATGTTGTTACTGTTATTAAGCGAGAAAAAAATACCGTATCTATTGAAAATTTAGATTACCTATTTGAAATCAAAGATGAATGGGTATGGGGATATGGGATGGATGATGAAGATGGATTTCATAGAAATCTTCCTTATATTGTGGGAAAATAAAAAAGTTTTATTATATTAAAGTTATATGGAAAATAATAGAAGAAAATTTCACAACGACATAGAGTGTGTGAAAACTGGTTTAGCAAATGGATCTGCTTTAGATCGTCCTTTAACAGATGAAGAAAAGCAACAAATGATTGATGAAGCATCTGTACATTTTGGTAAGTTCTTAGAAGCTTTAAAATGCGATTGGCAAAACGACCCTAATTCTGCAGATACTCCTCGTCGCGTAGCTAAAGCTTATGTTAATGACTTATGGGCTGGCCGATACAATGGATTTACTGATATTACATCATTCCCCTCAGATGGATATGATGGTGTAATTATTGAACGTAATATTCAATTAACATCAATGTGTTCACATCACCACCAAACAATTAGAGGTGTAGTACATATTGGTTATATTGCCGGTGCTGAGGGTAGAGTAATCGGTTTATCAAAATTAAATCGTATTGTAGAACACTTTGGCCGTAGAGGAGCTATTCAAGAACAGTTAACAGCAGCTATTCATCAAGCCGTAAACAAAGTTTGTGAAAAAAACTTAGGTGTTATTGTAACAGTAGTTGCTACTCACAATTGTGTTAGTTGCAGAGGTATTAAACATCAAGGTGCTGCAATGGTTACTACTAAAGCATCAGGTGTGTTTATGGAAAACGATAATCTAGCACGTAAAGAGTTTTTTGATTCACTTAAAATAAATAACGGTCATGTCTCAATCTAAAGAAAATTATGTCCCATTTATTAGTGAAGTAGAAACATTTAACGCTACAATGGGTAAACCAAACAATTATGAACCAACAATTCCTACTACAGATGAATGGATGTTTGTCTATAACTTCATCTTAGAGGAATTAGAAGAATATAAACACGCATGCGAAACAGGAAACATCGTAGAGGTCTTAGACGCATTATGCGATATTACTTACGTATCTTTAGGAAACGGGGCTATGTTGCACGGTTTAAAAGACAAAATTCTACCCGCTTACTCAGAGGTTCAAGCAAGTAACATGTCTAAAGCTTGTAAAGATGAAGCAGAAGCTAAAGCAACTGTTAAACTTAGAGAACAAGAACAAGGTGAACAATGTCATTATGAAAAAGTAGGTGATTATTGGGTTGTATATAGATCACGTGATAGAAAAGTAATGAAAAACATAAATTACTTTCGCCCAAATTTAAAACAGTTTTTTGAAGAAAAATAATGTTGGTACACTACATATGGGTAGGAAATAAAGAAATCCCATCAAGGTATATTAAAAATTATGAAAAGTGTATTAAGATTAACCCTGGGGTTTCTTTTAAAATATGGAGGAATAATGAATGTTTAGCAATATTAGAAGATAATAATTTGTTAGATTATTGGTCTACTTTAACATTTGTGTGTAAATGTAATCTACTTAAGTATTTAATTTTAGATAAATTTGGGGGAATATATTCCGATTTTGATATATCTTGGAATATGTCTTTTAATAAGATTTTAAATGAAGTATTATATTATAACTTTGATCTTGTTCTCCCTGCATTTCATGATAATTCTATATTAGTTAGTGATAAAATAGTTTATCTTTTAGATGATCCATTCATTTATAGTAAACCTAATATTTTAGGATCTTGTATTAAATTTTGTATGGAAAGAGTTAAGTTAAAACATGATGGAGACACATATATGAAAACTAAACAATTTTCTCTTAATAGATTAGAACCTATAGGACCATTTGGATTAACAGAGTGGGTTCACATACTAGGAATAAATTTTAATTATTTTTTTCAAGATGCTCTTTTAGACAAAAAATCAGGCGTCTTTGGTTTTCATGAACAGAATACAAACTGGAGCAAATGATTTCCCAATAATTGACCATATTTATTAAAAACAATTAACAATAATGGCATCATATACTGCAGCACAACTCTCGGGAACAGGCTCAGCCGGGGAAATTATTTCCGGCTCAACCTTACTCATGTTTACAAATCCAGGTGACTCATCTTATTTTACACTAGCAACAATACCTGGTAATGATGGTACATTTACTGGTAAACCAACATGCGCCTCAGGATCATGGTCCCCATCTACAGCAATTATGGGCCCCGTTACATCTAAATTTATAAATTCAGTTGTAGTCCAACCTGGTACTTCATCCGTAACATTTACCCCAGCTGCCCCAATTAATGGGACTAATTTTAGATTTCAAGGCACAGGTCAATTTAGTATGGTAACCTTTAATCCATCATCATCGTTATTTGCTGCTGGAGAAAAAGGAGTATGGTTTGATGCTGGTGATAGATCAACACTATTCCAAGATAGAGCAGGAACTATTCCTGTAACAGCAGTAGGTCAATTTGTAGGAAGATGGCTAGATAAATCTGGAAATGGGAATCATGCTACTGCATCAGCTGATGATAATACTCGCCCAACATATCAAATTGATAATGAAGGTAATCCAAATGTAACTTTTACTAAATCACCTGCTACCCAATTAATTACACCTGCAATTGATTTTACTTTAACTGATAAAATGACTGCTTGTGTAGGAATACATGTTACTGATTCAAGCTCAGCTGGGATTCCTTTAATACTAGGCTCAGATATTAGTAGTATTAATGGTTCATTTTTAATTGGTGCTCCTTCTTCAACAGCAGATCATAGTTTATATTTACGTGGGACAACAACACTTCAAGCAAGAGTAGATAACATAGTAGATGGTGATGATATTATAACAGGTTTATTTGATATATCTCAAGCAACTAAAGAACTAGAGCTAATACCAAGATTAAATTTTGTTCAAATTACTGGCTCAGGAATTACATGGACTGGAACAAATGCTGGAACAGGAAATTTTGGTAACTTACCTTTATATATAGGATCAGGAGCTGGATTGACAAATCCATTTGGAGGAAAAACATATCAAATTATAGTTAGAGGAGCATTATCAACCACAACACAAGTATATCAAATCGAAACATTTACAGATGCTAAATTAGATTAAGTTTGGCAAACTAAATAAAGGTTGTTATATTAAAATCATGTATCAAGCAATTTACTACGATTTTCAAACTTATACCTACCATTTACGAGACGATAAGCAAGGCTGGATGGATTTTCAACTCCAGCCTACGTTTTGGAAACGTGTTCCTGAATGGCAAGAAAATGCTCGTCCTATTTTAACAGGAGGATGGGCTATTCCTACTAAAAAATATGATAAAGAAGATCGTGATTTATTAGAAAAAGATATTGATAAATCTCTATACGCATTACGAGAATTATATTATAAAGAAGAAGATGTAGTACCATCTTGGCATAACATTGTTTATATAGATATTGAGATTGAAATGGGTGGTGCTTTAACTCCTAGTTATGTTCAACAAGCACCTATGCCTCTTACTTCTATTGCTTTGATAGATATAACTACAAAGCAAAAAATATGTCTTATTGTTGACCCATCTGGGCAAATTAAAGAGACAAATCAAGATGGTAAACATATTATACCTTGTAAAAATGAACGTGAATTAATAGATAAATTTTTATCTAAATTTGAAGAATTAGATCCTACAATACTTGTTGGATATAACTCAGATTATTTTGATATGCCTTATTTATATCATCGTTTGGTGCAAGTTGTAGGTATTGAAGAAACATCTCGTTTATCCCCAATTAGAAAAGTATCACAACGAGAATTTAATGGTGAATCACAAATTACCATTGGTGGTGTTAATTGTTTAGATTATATGTTACTTCATAAGAAATATATTATGAAGGAAGAACCATCATATAAATTAGGTGATATTGGAACTAAATATGTTAATTTAGGTAAAATTGAATATGAAGGTAACTTAAATACATTGTTTAGAGATGATCTAAATGCTTTTATTGATTATAACCTTCGTGACGTTGAGATTATTGAGGCATTAGAAGGTAAACTTAAGTTTATCAATTTAACAATAATGATATCTCATATTTGTAATATCCCTTATGAATCAATCTATTATAATACTGTAATGAATGAAGGTGCTATATTAAAGCATCTTAAACGTGAAGGTATTATTTCGCCTAATAAACCTACTACTCATAATCCTTCATTAAAAAGTTTTAATGAGAGTTATGCCGGTGGTTATTTATTAGAGCCCATACCTGGCTTATATTTTGATGTAATTGACTTAGATTTTACTTCACTATATCCTTCAATCATTAAGTCACTTAATTTAGGTATTGAAACATTAGTAGGTAGAATTAAAGTACCACATATGGCTACCTATGAACAGAATCATAGTTTAGAAAAATTAAAAGAACGTGACCCAAATGAGGAAATTATAGTTGAAAAAGTAAATAAAAATAATTATACTTTATCTCAAGCTAAATTACCACTTGGTGATTTAATTAAACTTATTGAAGAAAATAACTTTACAATAGCAGCATCAGGTGCTATGTTTAGAACTGATCAACAAAGTGTAGTTGCTAAGATTTTAGAGGGATGGTTTGGTAAACGAGAACATTATCGTGGTTTAAAGAAAACAGCTGGTAAGAGTGAAGATTGGGTTAATTATGCCTCATATGATTTATTTCAACATGCATTTAAAATCTTACAAAACGCAATGTATGGCACATTCGCTAAAAGTGGGTGGAGATATACTGATGGTCGATTAATTTGTAGTGCTGCAATTACCAATAGTGGTCAAAGGCTCACACAAGAATCAATTGTATTTGCTAACAATAAATTAAATACTGAATTAGAATCAAATAAACAATTCATTTGTATTAGCGATACTGACTCTATGTATATTGAATTAGGTGATTTACTAAAACATAGATACCCTAATTCAACACCTGAGCAAAAAGATGAACTCATATTAAAAATGGCTACTGAAATCCAGGATGAATCAAATCATTATCTAAATAAATTGTGTAAAAACATATTTAACATTGATCCTGAAAAGCATTATTTCCAATTAAAACAAGAGGTAATTGCTAAAGGTATCCTAGTTACAGGTAAGAGAAGATATGCAATGTATATCACTAATAAGGAAGGTGTTGCTGTTGAAGAATTAGACATGAAAGGACTTGAATTGATGAAGTCTAACATGAATAAACGATTTAAGAAATTTGGTGAGCAATTAATTAAAGATATATTGTTTGGTAAAATTAAAACAGAAATTGATCAAACAATTATTGACTTTTATAAATTAGTAAAAACATTAGATCCTAAAGAATTAGGTAAACCTACTGGAGTAAAACAAATATCATCATATAGAAATGCTCCTAGAGCAGGTGAAATGTTTAGTACATTTAAACTAAAAGCTCCTAGCAATACTAAAGCAGCAGTTCGTTATAATGACTTACTAAAATTCAAACGTTTGGATAAGCAATATGAGTCAATTATTGAAGGTGATAAAATCTTTATTATTAATCTAAAAGCTAATCCTTATAAATTAGAAACAATTGGTTTACCAAATGCTAAAGTGCCAGAAGATATAGAAAAATTTGTTAAACAGTATATTGATGTAGATGAAATTTTTGAATCATTACTATTAAACAAACTAAAGGAACTTTATAAAGATCTTAAATGGGATTTCCCATCTCTTAATACTAATGTTGCAAAATTCTTTGCCTTTTAAAAAACATTTATTACATTACAGTTATGATACCAAAATTAGAGTTACAAGCAATTATTGAAAAATACCATTTAAAAGGTTTAATTGAAAACGTTAAATGGGAAATTGATTCAAATAAAAAACTTACTGTCAATTTTATGGCTCCAACCCGTGAAATGGTAGGTAGTTTAACATACAGTGGATTTCCATTACCCGAGTCTGAAATAGGTATTAGTAATACTACTCAATTAGATAAACTATTATCTATTACAAATGGAGATTTGATTCTTGATTATGCTAAAGAAGGTAAAATCATAAGTAAGTTACTTATAGCTGATCAACAATTTAATCTAAATTACTCACTAGCTGACTTATTAACAGTACCTAAACCTGGATCATATAATGGTCCTGAAGAATATGATATTGAAACAGCAATAGATAGTGAAATTACAACTGCATTAGTTAAAGCTAAAAACGCACTTTCAAATAGTGAAAACGTTGTAATAAAACCAAGTTTAACTGGTTTAGAATTTACATTTGGAGGAGATGTTGAGTACGCTAATAAAGTATCATATTCAATACAAAATATAGATCTTACTGGTAAAATATTTACCCTAACATATAACTCAGACCTACTAAAAGAAATACTAGTCGCTAATAAAAACGCAGACAGTAGTAAATTGTATGTTAATTCTAGTGGATTAATGAAAATTGAATTTAATTACAAAAACTTGCAAAGTAAGTATTATTTGGTTGCAAAAGCCGAATAATTGGTATATGTATAATAAACAGACCTTAGGGCAAACAAGTTATATTAATAAATTAAACAATTAAACTATCTTAGGAGGTAAAACAATGAGCAGAGAACTCACAACATTCGATGTCCTATTCAGGGACTTATTCAATTCACAATCAGGCTTCAACATTCTATCAGAAGCCAAAGCACCACACCCAGTAGACATTTTTGAAGATACTAAAGGATTAACCTTTGAGATCGCATGTACTGGTTTAACTAAAAAGGATGTGGAGATTAATATTGAGCACGATGTGCTTAAAATATCCTACAGCAAACCAAAGCAAGAAGAAATCACAGAACGCATCTATCAAACTCGGGGTGTGTCAAGACGCTCTTTTAATTTGGCTTATAAAATTTCATCTAAATACGACCTATCAAAAGGCACAGCTGCTATGGAAGATGGATTACTAAACGTACAAATTCCATTTGCAGAAGAAGCTAAACCAAGAACTTTACAAATAAAATAAAAACTTGCCCTAAGGTCTTTATTTTTAAACTTGGAAATAGCTAAAAAATTTACTATATTATAGTAAATATAAAATTTATGAGTGAACAAAAATCAGAGTTATCAAGCATTACGCTAATTAAAGATTCTGTTTTGGAACCATATTTCATAGGTAAAGACAGTTACTGTTATACCATCTATGAAAATGCAGTTTCATCAGAAAATACATCTAAAACCTATCTTAGGACATGGGGACATTACACAAATTTAAGTATGTGTCTTAAAAATGTTGCAAAATTAAAAATCAATAAAAAGAAAGAATATACTTCTCTTAAAGAATATATTGATTCTTGGACCCAATTATTAAACAATTATAATCAATTAATCAACCCCGAACTATGAAAACATTAAAAGCTACATTTAATGCAGTTATTGTAAAACCTCGAGAAGACGAAGAATCAATGTATGGTTCTATTGTTGTACCTGATCTAGGTAAAGACAAAGCCCTCAGAGGTACCATTGTGTCAGTAGGACCAGGACAGTTCTCCATATCTGGTGATCTTATCCCAACTACATTACACGTAGGACAAGAAGTTATATTACCCTCTATGGGACCAAATAAAATCGACTTTGAAGGCGATGAATATTGGGTATGTCCTGAAAATCAAATATTAGCAGTTATCACAGAAGAAGAAAAATAAAAAACAATTATGAGTAAAATTATCGAATTTGGCCCTGAGGCAAGAAAGAAACTTGTAGATGGCATTGACAAATTAGCAAACGCAGTTACATCTACATTAGGTCCTAATGGACGCAATGTTGTTATTTCAAAATCTAACGAATACCCAGCATCTACAAAAGATGGTGTTACAGTAGCTAAAAGCATTTCGCTTGAAGATCCTATTGAAGAATTAGGAGTTCAAATGGTAAAACAAGCAGCTATCAAAACTGCAGATAATGCAGGTGATGGTACTACAACTTCTACATTGTTGGCTCAAGAAATGGTTAAAGCTGGTTTAACCCATTTAAATAATGGTGTAAACGCTGTCTCTATTAAGCGTGATATAGACACTGCTATTAAAGATGTAGTTACATACTTACGTAAAGAAATTTCTGAAGATATTAGTTTAGAAGAACAATTAGAGCAGGTTGCTACTATTTCTTCAAACAACGATTCTGAAATTGGAAAACTTATTGCTACATCAATGCAAAAAGTAGGACGTGAAGGTGTTGTTCATATTGAAGAATCTAAATCAGGTGAAACGTATCTTGAAACAGTAGAAGGTATGCAGTTTGATCGTGGTTATAAGTCACATTATTTTGTAACTGATAACAACACAATGACTTGTACTTTAGATAATCCTATGATTTTAATTGCGGATAAGAAATTTACCCAAGTAAAAGAATTATTACCATTGTTAGAAGGAGTATCTAACCAAAATCGCTCTTTATTAATCATTGCTGAAGATATTGATAATGAAGCCCTAGCAACTTTGATTGTAAACAAAATGAGAGGTACAATTAAAGTATGTGCAGTTAAAGCACCTGATTTTGGGGATCGTAGAAAGTTAATTCTAGAAGATATAGCTATTCTAACTGGTGGTCAAGTATTTAGTACTGAAAAAGGTATGAAACTTGATAAATTTAGTTGGGATTGGTTTGGTGAAGCTCGAGTAGTTACTATTAACAAAGATGAAACTACTATTGTTGATGGTAAAGGTGATAAAGAAAAAATCGAAAGCCGAATCACAGAACTTCAACAACAAATTGAAAAATCAAGAACACCATATGAAAAAGAAAAACTACAAGAACGTTTAGCAAAATTTGTAGGTGGTGTTGCTATTATTCATGTAGGTGGAAACACTGAAACTGAAGTTAAAGAAAAGAAAGATCGTGTTGACGATGCATTACAAGCTACTAAAGCCGCTCTTGAAGAAGGTATTGTACCGGGTGGTGGAGCAGCATTAATATATGCTCGTGAAGCAATTTCAAACCGTGAATCAGTAGGAGGTAAAATTGTTTATAAAGCATGTTCTTCTCCATTTGTTAAAATTCTTACAAATGCTGGGTATGAAGAAATGGAAGCATATGGTTTAATTAATGAATTAAAAAAGAGCCATAATTGGGTAGGATATAATCTTAAAACCGAAGCATTTGTAAACATGAAAGAGGAAGGTATTATTGACCCAACTAAAGTTACTCGTACTGCAATTGAAAACGCAGCATCAGTAGCAGGAACTATTTTATTAACCGAATGTACTATTGTAGACAAACCTGAAGATAAAAAGCAGGATGACTCAATGGGAGGAATGGGAGGAATGTTCTAATGCTAGATGCTGTTTCTCTAATCGGTAAAACAATTGAAATTGATTTAGAAAAGTATACAATATCTGACCTACACTACATCCCTGGAACGGATGCAGTGTGGGTTAGTTTAAGTAACGACGACTATAATATGAATATAGGCTTAGATAGATTAATAATCCTATTAAAAGAACAATATGTCAGAACTAGAAACTAAAGAAGAGTTAGTATTAATTGCTAATAGAAAAGCACCTGGAGATCAATGGGTATTGGTAATTGATCCTAATTATGCGTATCCTTCATTAACTGAGGCATTAGAGGGTTATTTCCAAGAAACTAGCCAATTATGTGACTTTAAATTATCACCTTCAGAAGGTAAATTGTATGCTATTAATAACATAGTGGTTAAAAAAACACTTCCTCCACCACCTCCACCTCCAAAGAAATTTAACATTTACGGAGATTATTAATATTTATATTAAAAATATACAATGAGCAAGGAATTTTTAAAAATGCAAAAATTAGCTGGTTTAATTACTGAAAATCAGTATAAAGGAACATTAACTGAAGTTGAAAGTGATTTAATTACACTATTATATTCATTAAGAAATTCAATCAATGATGGTGATAAAGAACAATCAATGGGTATGATCAACCAACTACTATCGATTGCTAGAGATATGGAAGATGCACAATTAACCGAAATGGAAGATGATTCTGATGATTACAGTTTCAAACATATGCCAATTGCGAATGATAATTTACTATATGATATTCTATTAGATATAGATCATGAACAATTAATCTCTGATATGTTATCAACAGCTGAAAATAATCCTGCAACAACATTAATTGATTATTTAGATAAATATGATTATTCTAATGATTAATCTTTAAAAAACATATTAAATAAAATTTGGCCTTCGGGCCATTTTTTATTATCTTTACACCATATGAAAGAAAATAGTTTATTTGTAGAAAAATATAGATCTAAAACATTAGAAGACTATATTGGTAATGAGCAACTAAAATCTATTGTTGCTCAATATATTGAAAAAAACGATTTACAAAATTTACTATTGTATGGTACACCAGGAACAGGTAAAACTACATTAGCTAAGTTAATTGTAAATAATTTCAATTGTGATTACCTTTATATTAATGCATCAGATGAAAGAGGTATTGATACTATTAGAGATAAAGTTCAAGGTTTTGCTTCAAGTGCTTCATTTAAACCAATTAAGATTATTATCTTAGATGAAGCTGATTTCTTAAC